ACGTTGAAAAGTTCACACCGAGGAATCACAATAATCCTGCTTTCCAAAAAGCAGAGATTCTTTGAACTGACAAGGCTCTTCGTATGCTATACACACCTGACCGCAGATATTAAATGTCTGCGCCTGCTGAGGGTGAAACAGATCAGTTTAAAGTGTGTTTTGAAATTACTTAAATTAATATTATGTATTTAGCTTCAAAATGGGTTACAGAGAAAATAGAATCCAAGATTAAAGAATTCAAACTTTCTCAATTTCAATTAGTATCTATATTTATGAATATGCTGCTATTAGCAACTTGTACTTATTTGTATACAGAAATTAAAGAAACCCATCAAATGACTGTGCAAAAAACAGATGAATTGTTAGAGATTATAGATTACTATCAATGTAATGTGGACTCCTTAGCAGAACTTACTGTCCAGAAGCACGAAAACCGTTCAAATAAAAAATCTGACAACGTTGCTAAGAATCGCAAGATCAATAAATCCAAAAAATCGTCAATAATGTCTTTTGAAGGATTTAGAGTGGCATCTAACGTTGACAGATACTTACATAGTTCGCTATGTAGTGCACTTAAATCTTACAATGGACCTGGAAGTGTTTTAATAACCTCAATGCGGAGGCTCTATTGCAAGCATTCCAAACACTCCACAGGCGAAGCCATCGATATCAACATGGATAAACATGGCCGCAATATGTTAGAATGGCTTATAAGTCCCGAGGGCCTAGAATGGCTGCAAGACCATAAGCTTTCTTTTTACGTGGAAGATAAACCTAGATCTCGTCGATTAGACGAATTTAGAGATAGATTTAGTGAATATATATTTGAAAATAGACGTGCGACTGGATTGCACATTCATATGTATAAGTTATAATATGATTGGAGAGGTTGTAAATATTTACCACGACGAATTACAAACTGAATTGATAGGGAAAGCCAGGCTAGTCAAATTGATTAGCCTTGGCCTACCTATTATTCTCAAATCTGAAACAGAATACGAATCATCTACTCAAAAACAACTAGTCTATCGTTTTGATAGATATCAAGTAGAATTCGTAGATGGTACAATACCAAATGCATCTAGCACATACAAAGTTAGAGTACTACATAAAATAGGTCCAGTAGCAAACAAAGAAATTGATGAACTGGATAAACTACCTAAAGATTCATTTCTTAAGGTAAACGGGAAAGAGATTTACTAACAATAAAAATTACCTTATGGCTGCAATTGAAGAATTGAAAAAGGAAGTCGAAAAACTTTCAGAAGAAGTTTCAAGACTAGCATCAGAAAATATAAGTTTAAAAAATGAAAACTTTGATAGGTTAAAGAAAAATACTGCGTTACAAAATGAAGTACGTAGTTTGAAAGAAGCTATAAAAGTTGAAATCGAAGGAAGGCTAAGAGCTGAAGCACATATTGTTAAAATTACAGAAAATTTTGAGAAAGAATTAGTTGATAAATTTGAAAAGAAAACTGAAGAATTAAAAAAAGAAGTTGAAAGACTTAATGGAGAAGTTTCAGAATTAACATTAAAAAACACAGCCCTACAAGATGCTTGTAAAAGCTATGAAACTGCTATAGTTAATTGGCAGAAGAAATTTGAAAACTGTAAAACAGATTTTACAGAATTTAAAAAAACTGCAGAAGAGACTCATCAAAGCTACAAAGCAAGTCTTAGAGAAGCAGTTGCACGAAATGAAGAATTAGCACCAATAAACACATCTTTACAAGAATCTTGTAAAAACTACGAAATTGCTGTACTTAATTGGCAAAAGAAATTTCAAAATAAAGTTGCTGAAAAAAATGCAGCTACTAAAAAATTAGTCGAGTTAAAAAAATCTATTATTAATTTATTAATCGAGTAATATGCCTAAAAAGAAAAACAAACAAGAACAAGAAGAGGATATCTTCGTATTTGTTTACGGAACTTTAAAAAGAGGTGGTAGTAATCACAGATATCTAGATGTAGAAGGATCTGAATTTATTGAAGAAGCTACAATTCCTGCTGGAACATTTAAAATGTTAAACATTGCTAATAGATATCCAGCTCTAATTGTCGACAATGATGGACCTGCAATACATGGAGAAGTTTACAAAATAACAAATAAAGTATTACAAGTTTTACATATTTTAGAAAATTTTTATCCAGATCATAAAAAAAACCTATTTGATTGTTATAAAATTAAAATCAATAATAAAGATATACACATTTATTTAGCAGGTGATCAACTTGTAGATGTTATTAATAGTGTTAAAAACGCTGCACAGATATATCCAGAAATCCCTTCTGGTAATTGGGAAATTCAAAAACAATAATTATGGAAAAACTTAAAATGTGGGCAAACGAAAATCCTGAGATGATTATTTACTTCTTAGGAATGCTACTTATCGTACTAATTGTTTATATGATAATGAAGCCATCCAAAAAGGAAGAGAGTCATCCCAAAAAACAGAAATCTACCATTGTTGAATGTAACAATGAAATATTACAATTTCTAACCAAATACCTAGAAGATAACCCAAAAACTCATTTTGGTCAAGCCTTACTAAATATAGGCATTATTGAGACTGGAGAGAAGAATGGTAAGAAATTTACCATAAACCCAGGAACTATTAGTTCATACCAACTTTTAACAAGAATACGTTATAGAAATGTCGAAAGAATTTTAGCCGAAGACATTTAACCGAAGATGATGTTTTAATCATTCTTAATGGATTTATCCAAAATAAAATTAATAGCTCCTTATTCAGTAGAAGGTGTAGAAAATGTTACAATTAATCAAGCATATTCTTATCTTAGAAAATGTAAGGTAGTTACTGTAGATACTGAGACCTCGGTACATCCACTATATGTAGGAATAGGATCTGGTTTAGATCCGTATACTTCTATGCTAATATCATTACAGATTGGTGATGAGAATCAACAGTTCGTAATAGATACTAGATATGTTAACATAGGACTTATATCTAAAATTCTAACTTCTAAATCTATTATTAAACTAGGAGTAAATCTTAAGTTTGATTTTAAAATGATTAAACATCATTTAGGTGTAGAATTAGAAAATATATATGATATAGGTTTAGCTGAAGCTGTGTTGAATTGTGGTTTAAAAGCTTCGTGGTCATTAGCAGCCATCTCAGAAAAATATCTAAATTTAAATTTAAATTCGAAGCAATTAAGTTTATTCGAAAATTATGTATCAAAGAATACGGTAAAAGATTATGAAAAGCTTGCTTATGATGATCTTACTTTAGAGTTAATTAAGTATTCTGCTGCAGACGTTGTTATACCTTCATTAGCATATCCTAAGATATTAAAGAAAGTTAAAGAAAATCAACTAACTAAAACAGTTAGCCTTGAAAACAATTTTACTAAGGTTGTAGCTAGATGGGAATTAAGAGGTATCAAATTAGATCCTCAAAAATGGCTAGATTTATTAGCCAAAAATAAAAAACAATTAGCAGATACAGAATACCAACTAAACCGTTATTTAATTGATAATAATTTAGAACATTACTTAGGAATTAATTGGAATAGTTCCAAACAAATCGTACCTTTGTTTAAAGAATTAGATATACCAATTCAGATTATTGATAAAAAGAATTCTATAGGTCAAGAAATTGTGTATAAAAATACTGTAGGTAAAGCACATGTAGGTAAGTATAAATCTAAATACGATATTTTACCTATCTATCTATCTTACAAAAAATTACAAACTGCAGTAAACACATACGGATTTAAGTTCTTAACGAATGTTAATCCTATATCTAAAAGAGTTCATACTGATATTTATCAAATACTAAACACTGGTAGAGTATCTTCCTCTAAGCCGAACATGCAGAATATCCCAGCCACTGAGGAATTTAGAGCATGCTTTGTAGCGGAGAAAAACAAAACTTTTATTGTTTGTGACTATGCTACACAAGAAATTCGTATCTTAGCAGAATATGCTAATGAGCAGAATATGATTAACTTTGCCTTGGAAGGTAATGATGACTTCCATAGTCTTACAGCTATTCGTATGTTTGGAGAAGTCACTCCAAAGTATAGAACCTTAGCTAAGATGTTAGCCTTTGCCATTTCCTACGGAGCATCCGCACATAAGATTGCAGACTCTGCACAAGTGTCTACTAAGCAAGCACAAGAATGGATTGATATGTTCTTTGTATCATATCCTTCATTGAAAAGTTATTTTGAAAAACAACACAAGTTTGCATTAACTAAAGGATATCATCTAATAGATAATGTAACTAAAAGAAGATCATATTTACAAGATTACAATGAATTTAAAAATGTAGAGCAATTTATAAATAATTCTTTACTTCTTCACCCGTCGTATAAGATTCCGTCTAAAGTGTGGAGTACTTATTTTAAGTTAAAAGGTGGGTATGAAAGAGATGCACAAAACTTTAAAATACAAGGGACTGGCGGTTCTATGACAAAATTGGCTGCCGTATTATTTGGCAAAGAAATAGAAAAACTAGGCTGGTCAAATAGAGCGTATATCGTCAATATAGTCCATGATGAAATAAATGTTGAGTGTGACATTTCTATTAGTAATAGAGTTTCTAAAATATTAAAGCGCTCTATGGAGAATGCTGGAAAAGTATTCGTAAAAAAACTGCCTATGACTGCAGTACCAAAAATTTCTGAATTTTTAATTAAATAACATTCACAATGGATAATCAAGATGTTCAAGGTGTAGTGACCAGTTATTCCACTATCATCATGCTAGGTTTAGCTATGCTACTTGGCGTTATATGGTGGGCTAGAACACTAATAAAAAAGAATCCAGAACTTACTTTCGGAGACATAGTGAATAACTTGTTTCTTAGAGAGAAAGTTTCTGTATTTATTATAACTTGTTTTGTAATAAATTTTGCTGAAGCTCTTTTTGCTGCTTCAATTACTCCTTCAGGAGAAGTACAAGTGAATCCTCTAGCTAGGATACTATCCCACATGGTTATAGCAATTGCTGCCATAACTTGTGGTTTGATGTTACCAACATTCTTTGCAGATTTATTTGCTAAAGAGAATAAAAAGCGAGCAGCTACCTTGTTTATATTTATTATGGCAGTATTCGGAACAATCGCGCTACCATATATAAATGTATTGCTAATTGCAAATGGTCTAAAACAGACTCAATTATTAAGTTTATACATCTTGGATTTAAATCCATTTAATGACATGTCGTCATATTATCAAAGTATAGGGTTATCGCCAATGTTCTCACCGTCTGGTGCTATGCAATACCCTATGATTACTTCAATCTATGTAACATTTGCTCACTATTTTCTAGTTGTACTGGATGGAGCTTTTATAATTTACAATAAGAAAGAAGATAAAAAAGAAGATAAAAAAGAAGATAAAGGAGATAAAAATAATAACAATAATTCTAAGGATAGTAAAGATCCTATTACAAAGCTTGTCAAGAGATACTCAAATGGTTCTTTAGCTGAGGATGTGGAGAAATCTAAGATTACATCTGCACATAATATTCACAATGCATTAGAAACTGGAGCAAAAGCTCGTTTAAGTTCTAATATTGCAGCAATGGTTGAAAAGATTGAAGAATTTGATAGAACTTCTCATAAACTTCCTGCAGATGCTAAAAAGGCAGAGAAAATAGAATTGCGTAAGAAGATTTATAACCTATTTGCAGCTTCGACTAGAAATGGTGAAGGTTTTGGTCTTACTTTACCAAAGATAGCTGAAGTGGGAAACTAACGACACCCAGTTTCCATTGTGAATTGGGTGACAATTGCGAATCTCATACTATCGGTAAATGTACAAGTCCGGATTGTCCTAAATTTAGATGTCCTATATGTCATACTTCAATAGTACCAATAGCTGGAGAAGTGTGTGAAACTTGCTCAAAAGTTTGTGATAATTGTGGTAAATCTGTTCATTATCCTTACGAATCTTTACATGAATACAAAGGTTCACTATTATGTGAAGATTGTTTAGCCTTTAAAAGAAATTTAGATTTACAAGAACAAGAAGATTTGTATACTTGTGATAATTGTGGTGTAAGATACACGTTACAAGTACCATTTAATGGTAGAACAATTTGTGAAGATTGTTGCAATGCAAATCAAACTGATTTAGATACTTGTGAATCTTGTCAGGAGATATTTTTACCAAGTTCTCCAGAACAATCTACTTGTAGATTGTGTACAAAAAGATGTGTAAAATGTGGTAGTTTCTTTTATAGCGATGACAACTCTGCAGAATGTGATATTTGTAAAGAATCAGTTATCTGTACTAATTGTGGGGATATTTGTATGAAAATTTACACAGATTTTAGAGGATATTGTGAAAATTGTGCTGCTAGAAATAGGCCGCCAGAATGTATAATTCCTCGATGTCATAATACTGCAAATGCAAATGGTATTTGTGAAGAACACGAATCCGAATATACTATATGTACTGTATGTAACTCTAATTTCGCTCACATTGAAATGGGTATATGCGATACATGTATTAATGACTATGATGGATAAGAAATCCGAATTACAAGAAAAAATTATTACCAAATACATTAAAGAGAAACCTAGTAGGAGTACTATTGTGCTTCCAACAGGAGTTGGTAAGACTAGAGTAGCTTTACAGATTGCTGAAAACTTATTTAAGTCTGAAGATATTAAGTCTTGCTTAATAGTTACTCCTACTACGGTTCTTAAAGATGATAGTTGGCCAGCTGAAATTAAATTACTCGGCTTAGGAAAGTTAAATATTACAATTGAATGCAAACAAACTGCATATAAATTTGAAGATCATTATGATCTTATTATTATAGATGAAGTCCATATGGCTTTATCTGATGTCCATGGGAAAGTTTTAGATATTCCTTGTGACTATATGTTAGGCTTAACAGCAACTCTACCAGAGCATAACGAACATCATTTAGATACTCTATTAGAACGTCTTCCAGTATTCTTTAGCATATCTCTAGCTGAATGTGTAGCACAAGAAATTGTTCCTGCTTTCCAAGTGTTTAATTTAAAAGTTAAACTTAATGCTGGAGAACGTGCAAGATACGTTATATATAATAAGATGTTTGAGAAAGCTAGAATCGAATTAGCACAAACAATTAAAAATAATACTCTATATCAAGATATGGATGTATTTGATTTAGCTGCAGATGCTTCTAGAGCAGTTAATCATCCATTGCACAAAGTAGGAAAAGCTTACTGGTCATCAATGTCTATGCGTAAATGGGTTTGCTATAGAGCAGAATCTAAAAAGAAAGTATGCATTGATTTAATAAAAAAGTTTCCAGATAAAAAATGGATAGTATTTTCAAAAGAAATTAAATTTGTAGAAGATTTAGCACAAATGCTGAATTCTGAAGGTATTCTTACACTAGCGTACCACTCTAATATGAAAGATAACGATAGGGCTGCAGTTTTAGCCACTATTTCAGACCCTAAGTATAAAGTTTTAGTATCTGCTGAAGCTTTAAATGTAGGATATAACTTACCAGACTTGGATGCTGCAATATGTGCATCTGGGGTTTCAACAGAATTAGTTGGTATACAAATGATAGGACGTATTAACAGATACAAAGAAGGTAAAACACCTGTAATGATAAATCTAGCTTGTGATAATACACAAGAAATGATTTGGGTTACTAATCGTACTAAAAATATTTCTTCACAATGGGTAAATTCTATTAAGCATGACTTTATCACATAGATTAGAAAAATATCTTCAGGATAATGTAATTCCTGTAGATATCGATCGTTATTTTCCAGACGGTCCAGATGCAATGTTTTGCGTATTCTGTGGGATGGAGCATGATAGTATGCCTTTTACCAGCTCCGACAATGGTCCAGAGCAGAATACATTCAAATGTTTAGATTGTCATAATGCTATTGAAAATCATTTAGTGCGGGGACAAGTAGAATTAAATTTTAATGTGGAAAAGAAAAGATTACAAAATCTAAGAGATTATTCAGAATTATTTTTCCTACCCGTAGACAAATTTGATTATCTAGAAGGTGGAAAGAAATCAGACTGTTGTATATTCTGTGCAAACTCGTTTATAGGTGTCCCATGGGATTTAGAAATTCCTTCAGGAGATTCCTTACATAGTTATGGAGGTATTGTTAAAGTTTGTGATAGATGCAACGATTATTTGTTAAGTCACAACACCACATTGAGAAATCATATTGGCTATACAGATACTTGTACAAATTGTAGTAACATATATCCTATAGCTAATCATGAATATAACTCTAGATGTACTTTACATACAAAAGGTAAACATGCATGTCCTGCTTGTTTCTATAAAAAGTATCCTGGATGTAGAAACCTGATAGATAGACCCAACTGCGAAGTATGTGGCACAGAATTAATTAATGATTTAACACAATTTACAGACAATCCTATAGAGCAATACAAGCCTAAAATATATTGCAGGATATGTGCTTTATCTTCACATGATCCTAAAAATGAAGTCATAATTAAACATCCAATACAAGATATTTATATAAATGTTAGCACAAATGGTCGAGGATATGCTATTTATAAAGTATATAAAAATAAAAATGAAGCACAAATTATATCTACAGTAGATGATATTTCTAAAGACCATCCTCCAGAAGTGCTAGCTTATAAGGCTTCAAAACGTGTTTATGAACTATTGAAAGAAGGTATTATTCCTCTAAAAAATATTCAAACAAAATTGATACTTTAACCGAAAATACAATTATAATACAAATACATGATTGACGAATTTATCTTAGATAAGATAATTCTATACAATTTGACATTAGATCAAGCTTTGATATTGTACTGTAAATGTACAGGAACAAAATCACTAACTCATTATAGACCTGCTGCTGAGGAATATGACCAACTAATCTTAAATAAATTTTTAACAGCTTCACGGAACATTACTAGAGAAGGTACTCAATTATGTAAAGAGATATTCTTTACAGAAAAAAACAATGATAATATTGATACCGAATTTGAAAACTGGTGGGATAACTTTCCAGCTAACGATGCTCACGGTAATTACGGAGCTAGAAGATTAATTAGAACTGGATCAAAAGCTAAAGCTAAAGCTCTATATATGAATGCCGTAAATAAAAAGGCAGTAACATCAGAATTTTTACTACTTGCTTTACAAAAAGAAGTAGATTTTAGAAAAAAGAATTCCGTTAAAGAGAATCAGTTATCATATCTACAGTCACCAGTTACATGGTTGACTAACGAAACATATCTATTGAGTTCTTCTATATCTGAAAATAATACAACATTCTCAGAATATGGAAAAGAATTCATTTAAGCCGAGTTTACCAGTGGCTCACTATTCTAAAAAGATAGATGATGCTAAAGTATTTATAAAGAAAAGAATGAAGGGTGAAGCACCCTCTTTAAAAACTTCGTTTAAAAAACTAAATGATGCCTTATTTGAAGGCTTGGAGTGGAATAGAATTATAACCATTGCCGGATTATCAGGATGTCTATCTGCAGATACTATTATTGAAGTTAATAGAGGAAAAAGAAGTAGTTCTAGAAAGTATACGATAAAAGAATTATATGAAAAATATAATCTTTTATTTACTGGAAATGGTAAATGGAATAAAAAAATTCCATCTTATATCAAATGTTATAAAGAAGATTTAAATACAATTGGAAAAACACAAATTAATGCTGTTATTTTTAGCGGAAAGAAGGAAGTATTTGAAATTACTACAGAATCTGGTAAAAAAATAAAGGCTACTAAAGATCATAAATTTTTAACACATATAGGAAATAAATCAGAAGAACACTATAAATCACTATCTGATTTACATATTGGAGATCTTTTAGTATCTAGATTCAAAAGTAAAATAAAATCTAAAAAGAGTCATTATAGAAAAAGTATTACAGGAAAGTTTTTTAATTATCCGAATGCTCGATTAAAAATTATAAATAATAATGTTTATGCAGAATGTTTAGAACAACGTGCTGTGTATGATGCCTATTTAAACGGTTTTACAAATATAAAGGACTTTCTAATAGAATGTGTTAATAATCCTTCAAATCTTATATTTTCAGATAGTTCTATGGAAATTCACCATAAAGATGGAAATACTTCTAATAATTCTATTGATAACTTAGAGTTGCTTTCAAAGAAAGAACATGCTCTAGAGCATTTAATACTAAGGAATAATATGTATACTATTGAATACGATAAAATTATATCAATTAAATCGTGTGGAGTAGAAGAAACATATGATATTATGTGTAATGCTCCTTACAATAATTTTATTGCTAATGGAATCGTAGTACATAACTCAGGAAAGAGCTTAATGCTCTCTCAGATCAAACGTGATATAGTGGACTATAACAAGGATCAGGAATTTGATATCTTATCTTTCGAGATGGAAATGCTAGGTGTAGATCAAGTAGCTAGAGACATATCGTCTAAGGTTGAATTGTCTACAAAAGAATTGTATTCTGCGGGATCTAAATTAACAGATGCACAGTACACCAAAATAAGCACAGAGGCGGACAAAATGAAATATTATCCTATATACATCGTAGATGATGTAGGCACTGTGGAAGAGATAGTCAGTACGATTTTAAACTTTGTACAAGAAAATCAACTAGCTTCCAAAGGAAAAGGTTTTGTATGTACTTTCGACCATAGTTTGCTTGTTAAAGGAGCTGTTAATGAAGATGCTGAGAAACAAATAATAGATAAACTTTATAAGACTCTAATACAATTAAAAAAATATTTTGAGACTATCAATTTAAAGTGTATCTTTATAGTATTATCCCAGCTCAACCGAGATATTGAAAAATCGGAAAGAATTACAAATCCTATGTTACAGTATCCTAATAAGAATGACCTATTCGCATCTAGTGCTGCCTACTATTGTTCGGACTACGTTATTGTCACTCATAAACCGGCAGTAATAGAAGGAATAGGTGTCTATTATGGGCCACCACGAGGATCAGAATATGTTTATGGATTACCTGTTTTTAATCCTAAAGATCCACAACAAGCCATGATATATTGGCACATATTAAAATCTAGATTCTCCTCATCGCAAATCCTGATGATGGTAGATAACTTTAAACATTCGAGAATACTCGAATATTAGTTAACTCAAAAATAAAACTAAAATGGAATTCTTTGAATTTCTTAAAGTCGTAAGTGTATTCTACACTTTGGCTTTATTTATCCGAATATAGCGTTTTAATAATGCTAAATGAACAAACGTCTCATAGGGATAGTGGGCAAATCTGGGTCAGGGAAATCTACCTCGATTAGAACCCTCGATCCCAAATCCACATATATCATCAACGTATTAGGTAAAGCTTTACCCTTCAAGGGTAGCGAAAAATTATACAATAAAGAAACCAAAAATCTAGCTGACATTTCTAGTTACGATCAAATTATAACTATCTTGCAAAAGATATCTTCAGATAGACCAGATATTAAAACTGTGGTACTAGAAGATGTAGGTTATACTATGTTCATAGAAGAATTTAAACGTTCTAATGAAGCAGGTTATAATAAGTTCTCTGATATGGCTAACCATTTCTTTCAAATAATGCAAGCAGCTAAAAACTGTAGAGAAGATTTAAATATAGTCTTCATGTTTCACGAAAATATGGAAATGAAAGATGGTTATGGTATAACTAAAGAAATTAAACTTGGTGGTAAAATGATTAAGGAAAAGTTTTCTCCAGAAGAAAACCTAACTTGTATCTTATATACTAAAGTTAATTATGATCCTGTAGCTAAGAAAGCTGATTATACATTTGTAACTAATACAACAGATACACACCCAGGGAAAAGTCCAATGGGTATGTTTGATGATATAGAAATTCCCAATGACCTTGACTTTGTAATTAATAAGGCTAATGAATATTATGCCTAATATCCGAATATAACGTTTAAAAAACCACAACGTTATGCAAACAAATTTATTTGGTAAAGATCTTTTTGACAAAATGAACTCTGGAGGATCTAGCAAAATTCCATCAGGAATACATTCGAAGATTAAGCTCAAAGATATTGAGATAACTGACACTTATGTCGATATACTATTTGAGGACCCTGCCAATGGCGCTACTATAAACAAACGTTTATGGATTCCTGATATGGCTAAAACCACAGCTAAAGAAGGAATGTCCGTGCAGGAAACGTATGAGCTACGAATCCATGAAGCATTATATCATTTGTTAGATTTAGCCAAGAATATGGTGGGCGTAGAGACCGCTTCCAATATTCCGATTAGCGATCTCAAATCTACTGCTACAGCAATTCGAACATTGCTTATGCCATATACCAACACGAAATTCGTAAATCTGAAAGTTATAAAAACTATGGATGGTAAATATCCAGATATCTCTAGGTACGTGGGTTATTTGGAACCGTATGTAGATGGACAAGCTCCTAAACTTACATTCAAACCATCCGAGCTAAGTAGAATGCATGCGAACTCTCAGTCCGATGCTTCTAGTAAACCAGATATCTCAGACGTAGTATAATATGTTACAAGGAAAAGATCTGTTAGAATCTAAATTGACAGCTGCTAATATATTATTGCGGGTCAGCGATGAGCAGATATTTTCTAAGTATATCTCTAAAGTCGAAGGTTCAATATGTTCTCCATTCAGAACAGATAAGAAAGCATCATGCGGTTTTTACCGGAATTCCTCCGGTCGTTTAGTTCTGCATGATTTTGCTCAGGATATGAGCTGGAATTGCTTCGAAGCTATTATGGAGAAATATAAACTAAACTTTGGTCAAGTTCTTAAGTTAATAAATGATGATTTAAATTTAAAATTAGGTACAACTAACCCTAGTCCTGTAAATAAAGAACTTGAGATAAAAATCATAGAAACTACTAAGACTGATATTGAAATCACTTATTCAATCAAACCATACGAAAAAAATGAGATAGAGTACTGGGCTCACTATGGGGTCAGCTCAGATACTCTCCTCAAGTATGGTGTATACTGTGTTAAAGCAGTAAAATTTGGAGACAATGGCTGGCGTAGTACTAAAGGTAATCCTATCTTTGTGTACACTACAAACGATTCTACAAAATTTAAATTATACAGACCTTTAAGTTCCACATTTAAGTGGCTAGCGAAAACTAATAAAAATGTATTGTGGGGTTTAACTCAGTTACCGTTGCAAGGGAAGTTGTTAGTAATAACAAAATCTCTAAAGGATGTAATGGTGCTACACGAGTTAGGCATACCAGCCATTTGTCCAAATTCTGAATCCACTAACATACCTAATACAGTTATTAAAGAGTTACGTAAAAGATTTCAATACATCGTAAGTTTCTATGACTACGATAATGCTGGAATACAAGCTGCTCTAAAATTAGACATCCCTTACATGTTTCTATTTAAATCGAAGGACATTTCGGATTATTATAAGAGATATGGAAAATACTCATCATATAGGATGTTAAAACGAATACTATCCAAATCGTATCACAGATATGAAAAATTCTTATTCCACGCCTACTCTGGAAAACATGGCTCAGGAAATCCTAGAAACCTTAAAAGAGAAGACAGTCTTCCCTTCTAAAAATAAAATCTTTAGAGCTTTAGAAGAATGTCCTTTAGACAACGTTAAAGTTGTTATCCTATCTCAGGACCCGTACTATACACCAGGGGTAGCTACAGGTTTAGCATTTGATGTTTTAGATTATTCTAAACCACAACCATCTCTTAGAAATATACTTTCAGAGATGATGTACGATACCAAACAACCAATTGGAGAATTAAATAAACTCCCAGCTCAGGGGGTGTTATTATTAAACACAGCTCTCACAGTAGAGCAAGGTATGCCTAACATTCATAAAAATTTATGGGACCCATTTACTAAAGAATTATTAGGACATATTTCACAAAGCAAAGACTTTGTCATATTTGTATTATGGGGCGCTAATGCTATTAGCTATCTACCATATATAGATCAAAAGAAACATAAAATTGTTGCATCATCGCACCCATCCCCGCTTTCGTGGGAGAAACCGTGTGGAAAATTTCCACCATTTAAAGGTTCAAAACCTTTTACTCAAATTAACAAATTTTTAAAAACCAAAAAGCTTTCAGAAATAAATTGGTAACTTTTTAAACTTAAATTATGCGTTATTATCCTAACTTCTTTGGGGGCAAATCTTCAAAAATGAAGCGCTATTTTAGAAAAAATACGAATTTTCCAATAGGTTCTCCAGATAGATATCCTATTAAGAATTGTGTTTTTTCTTACCCAGTTGATGTTTCCTTTGGTTCTACTAAACCTTCCGAACCACAAAGACTTCGAATTAATACTCCTTCTGGCATTAGAATTAGTTCTTCTAAAACTCTAACGAAAGATACAATTAAAGAACACTGTCCAGTGTTGCTTAAATACAATCATGCATCGAGATACATTGATGCTAGACAAACTAAATTAGATCTGCTAGAACAGGAAATAGGATTCCCAATGGTTGCTAAATTAAAATATGGATTTGGCGGTAAAGGTATGTATTTCCTTAATAATGCGGAGGATCTGCAAAAGTTTGTGGCCGAAATACCGCCAAGTAAAATTAGGGAATATTTCTTTGAGGAATATTTTCTTTTCACAAACGAATACAGGATTCATGTTTCACCATTATTAAAAGATAAAAGTATTGTTTACAAATATGAATATGCTTTAAAGACTCCTGAAGGGAGTTGGACAGTATGTTCTGGTGGAACACACCTTAGATCTAATGGTGAAATTTTAGGAATCGAAAAGAAGTTACGTAATCCATATGCAATAAATCCTGCAACTAGGAATTTTGCTACTGGAGTAGTTACTTTCTCATCAAATTTTAGAAAACCCGAAGAATGGGACAAAATGGTAGAAGCCTCTGTGAAGGCTGCTGAATTAATGGGATTAGATTTCTGTTGTACTGATGTTATGTATAACAAGCATACAAGAAAATTCTATATCTCAGAAACTAATACAAACCCAGGAATGGATGTTATTCCAGATAACCCATGTCCTAATGTAACAGCTCAACATTACCAACAAGCCTTACCTCATATGATTGCTGAAAAATATTTACGTTCTGTTAGTGCAAGAGGTCTTTCAAGGACATATGGAAGAATCGCTGTTGTCAATTAAAATACTCGCCATGTACATTTTGTACATTTTAAAATAAAGTTTCGTATATTGTGCGAAAATACATACAATGTCAGGTAAATACAAAGCAGAAAAAACAACAGACTCTAGTGGAAACCAATTTAGGTCTAAGCTAGAGTCGTACTGCTATGCAAAATTAAAAGAAAATAATCTAGAGTTCGAATATGAACCAACAGCCTTTATCTTATTAGACGAGTTCTATCACGACTTCGAAGTCTGGGAACCTAAAAGATTAAAGGGGGAGAATGTATTCTCCAACCTCGGAAGAAAGATTAATAAAGTTAAATATATTCCAGATTTTGTAGGATCAGATTGGATAATTGAAACTAAAGGACATAGAACTCCTGAATTCAATATCAAATGGAAAATGTTCAAGGCTTATTTATACGCCAATAATTTACACTTTAGATTATTTCTTCCAACTAGTAATAAACAAATTGATCTTAGTATCGAAATCATAAAAGGTTTAAAATAATGAGACCACACAAATGTACTTGCAATCCAGGGACTCCTTGCTATAAAGAATGTGAGGTCAATGCCCTATGGAATATGAAGTGGATATTACTAGGTGTGGTAGTAGTAATACTATCTATCTGGTTCTATCTAGCTTCAATCTATTAAACGAATATAAAGTTTAAATTATAAACTTTTGGACAAAATTAAAGAATATTTTGCTGCGAAACGCCTGTCAAATTCGATATTAGGCTCGCTAGTAAATCCACGTTGGGTTAAAATGAAAATGGATAATCCCGATATGGAAGACGATGATAAAAAACATTTTAGGATAGGGTCTGCTTTAGACTGTATTCTTACAGGAAATGGTGTATTTGAAGATGAGTTTCTAGTTGTAGATGCTTCTAAACCTTTTGGGTTTATGGGTAAGTTTGTAGAATCTCTACCTGCTGGTATTACTCCAGAAGCTTCTGTAGACATGTACAAAGAGGCTTATGATAAAGCTGGTTATAAAATGAAAATTGATAGAGTTATAGACTCTTTCTGGACTAACCCTACAGCTGTAGAATACTATAACGCTACTAGAAATACGCAAGGTAAGTCAATACTCGCTAAGGATGAGTATGAGACTGTTATAGCTTGTAAAGACAAGCTCATTGCAAATACTTTTACATATCAATACTTTAAGAATGATTACGATCATGTAGAATTGATTCACCAATTACCTATTTACTTTGAGTATATGGGTTATGATTGTAAAGCTCTTATGGATGGTGTAAGAATTAACCATGAAACTAAAGAGATAGAACCCTTTGATTTAAAAACAATAGGTAAAAATGTCTATGAATTTCCTACATCATTTGTTCAATTTGGATACTACAGGCAAGCAGCCTTTTATACAATAGCTCTACGAAAATGGATTGAAGAAAACAGACCAGAGTTGTTAGACTACGCGTGGTTACCATTCAGTTTTATTGTAGTAGATTCTAAACTATCCTCATCATATCCTGCTCTTATATTTGAAACTACACCAGAAGACATCCAAGCCGGATTAACTGGAGGTTATAGATATGGGAAACATTACAAAGGAGTAAATCAATTAATAGAGGCTTTTAAATACCATACAGAATCACAGCAATGGGATTTACCACAAGAGGTTTTTGAAGGTAAAGGCAGATTAAAATTAAATGTTTTTTCTTATGGAACAGTCCAAAGTGAAGAAGGTACGGAAGGTGCCTAAAAAAGAAAAGGTTCGGGTGTATGTACCCAAACCTAAACCAACCGAAAATAATTGGTAAAACAATTAACTTATGACGAAAACTACGTCATTTATAAGACCTATTTTAAAAGATTTTTCTTATGCAGAATTAGTAAATCAAGGATTTATCGACTCCTACTTGGGATATTACGCAAAAACAAAAGATTCATGGGGTAAGTTTCTTTATCTATCTTTTGATTTATCTAAAATCAATCAAGAATTTAGATTAAAGCTTTTGTCACATAAGAGTTTTAATGCTATTCATATGGATAAAGAAGTACTACTATTTGAATTTATTGTTAGTGAATCTGACTATACAAAAATAGTCAAACCATTTCTAGATGGTAAGTACTCTAAAGTATGTAGAGAATATGTAAATTCTTGCTTTCAAAGATTTTCCTATAGCTCGGCAAGTAATAGTCAGGTAGAATCAAATAATTGGAAAATCTTACACAAACACAGATCTTTAGCAGATTACTGGGAAAAGAAGATCGGTGTTACTTTTACCGAAGATATGGAGGTCTGGAGCAGACCCGAAAAAGAAGAGGAAATTTATGGGTATCCTAAATCAGACACTGAACTTGCGCCAGAAGCTGGCTCAATTTCTAGTTCAGGATGTTAAACCAACACCTGTTGAAACGAAAATACAAGAAATACAAAAGCCTGCAGTAAGCAGGCGTGAAGCTTTAGATATTCTAAAGATAACTATAGAGGAATATCAAGATTTAGTAAAAAGGAGATTAAACAAGACTGTCGAAGAGAAGAAGATTGTTGCTCCTGCTAAATTGGAAGGTCCTCTGGAAGATTTTATGTACGAAATACGTAAAGCATATAAGAATAAAAAACTCATTAATAATAATGAGTTTAAATTCAAACCATCAGATAAGCATTTAGAGGTCGTTAAAACAAAAGTTAGTGAAGATCCCGAAGCTGATTTGGCGGTTAACTTATTTTATTCTTGGTATGTAAAAAAATATGGCGTTAAGAAACGCCAGGAAGCTGTTGTGAAATAAGTTTGGTGATTAAATAATTAGGCCCTACTGAGAGAAATCTTGGTAGGGCCTTTTTTTTTTACTACAGATTGTAGTAGCGTCCTATTATATCCTTTATTGTTTCTACAGTTTGATGATCTAAAAATAATTTTAAGATTATATCTTTAACAGGTAATATTATACAAGGATTTTCTATTTCAAATAAAGATTTATACATTTTCAATGCATGCTTTTTAGACACATGTTCTATAATACATTGCTCTTGAGTATATACTGTATATAAAACCATTAATCCTTCTGAATTAGGTTTTTTATAGATATACATACTATACTCATCTGGATTAAGGGAATAGTCTTTATTCTTCATTTGGATTTACAAAATCTTCATACAACCTATATCCTGATCTTAAAGAAGTAAATACCGGTATATTATTTTCTAATTCTGTTACACCTCTAAATTTATCTTCTTTAGTTTCATAATCTGATTCATCTATATAAGGATCAAATATGTCTATATTATCAAAACCATAGAACAATACTGAAGCGCTTAAAGCATAAGTTCCATTACTTAGTGCTACTATCGTTTGATAAGCCGCTGGTTTATCTGTAATATCATTTATAGTCTCTATAAGTGACCATTGTTGCCATATTTGCATTAATATCTTATCTGCTAATTTTACTAACCTATCATCTTTATCTCTTCCACCCATAGCAAAATAAGAGAATATTTTCATAAGCGCCCAAACAGATATTGTTACTCCAGCATCTATTAAATTTTCTAATTGTCCTTGATCTAATTTTGAATACGCATAAGCATCTAATGATTTAGGAAATACATCGTCAATAAATCCAGCTATAGGTTTAATTTTTCCTATACTTTTAGATGAAGCTATTCCTGTATAATGTAATAAAACACCTAATACAGTAAGCCATTTCCCTTCAACTTGTTTTGCAGAAAATTCATAAATTATATTTCCTTTTTCATCTTTGTCTTCTACCTTCTGATATCGCCCTTTTATATAAGAAGGTCCATAACTTTGTAATCCGTGTCTTAGTATTGAAGGAATATGTCGTCTAAATTGTATAAATAATGCCCCAAAAATACCACTTTCTAAAATAGTTCTATCTAAATCAGAAAACCCACCTTGCTTCTCCTCATATAGAGCATGCATTACCATTACTTCTTTATTGGTTAAACCATACATATTAGTCATATTACCTTCAGAGTCTCTAATTACCCCTCGTAAATACGGGTTCCCCGTGTCTTCTCCTTCGTATATATAATCAGTATATTCTACACCTGTTAAAGGATCTTTCATTGTTTTTTTATGGTACATGTCCCATAACGACTTACCCTTTTTTGGACCTTGTTCTACTTTAATATGATTCATTTGTGCTATAAAAAACATAGCTACTAATACCTCCTCCATAGTACTATATGGCAACATTGCCATATCTATTCCTAATAATTGTAATTCTTTTGTTATATAATTTTTAGTTTCAGGACGTAATGGAGATATTGATGGAATGTAAGCAAATTTTTTCATCAATGTCCATGCTTTATTAGATTCTAGATTTCCAGTCATAGCATCTAATTGCATTTTCATAGCCGGTCCAAAAGCTAATGTAAATTCAGATACTCCCATAGTTGTAAAATCCTTTACAAATCTAGTTGCTTGAGGATCATTATAAAATCTTTGTAAAATAGATTGTTTACTTGCTTCAGAAAAAGAAGATAGCGATATACCTATTGTATTTTTTATACCACCTGGGAAATTAAATCCAAGTCGCATAAATCCTGTAAGTTTTCCAAAAGATTGTAACATTTTACCAAAATTAAAATTTTGTGTATTACGTACAAATACTTGTTTTCCTTCAGGATCATTAGGATCTACTGGAGCATTGTAACCAAAATTAAAAGGAAGCCCTCTAGAAAAAGTGTTAACCATTAGTGGTTTTCTTTTTCTTAGAGCCATTTCTTGTTGAGCGCTTAAAAATTTATCTACATTAGGTAGTAATGATTTCTTTTTATCATTATCAAAATTAACAAGTTTTATTGCTTCTATAAATCCATATGCAGAAGTTAAATGTTTTTTAGACATTGCATTAGAATAGAAAGAATTAAACTGGTGTTCTAATGAGATACTATACTCATTTGGATCATTATTGTAAGCAGAAGGTATTCCGTTTAGTGGGATAAATTCATTACTATTTCCTCTCTCATAGAAAGCAAACTCGTAAAAATTTGTAAAATACCTTTTAAAAAATCCACTTGTACTTTTCTTAAGACCTTCAAAAAACTTTATTTCTTCTGGTAATTTAGGAACTCTAGCGAAATCTCCTTTCTCATGAACGTATGGAGATTTACTCCTAAAATCTCCGGAATTAATTTCCTCTCCAAAAATTACTGGAATCTTTTCCCCATTTTTCTTTTCCTTATAAGACACTACTTGATTCCATAAAGAGTCTTCCCTCTTAGGATCCCATACAGATTCGTACATGTCATTCATAAAACGCATCATATTTAAAAAAGGTGGTTTTACTTTACCACTTTCATTTAATATATATGCATATTTTGGGTTACCTTTAGCATTAGCAATTAACTCTTCTTCTGTAGTAGCCAATAATTGTCTTGTAGTTCCTCTATTAGTATCCTTTTTGTAAACATATACCCACCCATTTAATGCATCATAATCTATCGTACCTAAGAGTTTTCTAAGGGTAGGGCTTAATTCTGTAAAAGCATCTGCGGGTAAATTTCTAATGGTGTCGTAAGCACCTTTATTTCTATTTTTAGCATATTCAGTAAATACATTTTTTTGTATTACTTTAAATACTTTTTCTTTTTGTTGAAATTCAGCAGACACTTTTAAGTACTGTTCATGCAATAATTCCATTGCTGCGGATATTACCGGATTTTTAATATTGTAATTAGATCCTAAATTCAATTCACCCCATGATAAATCTTTAACATTCTTCAAGGACATTTGACCTCCAGGAGTTTTAACTAAATTATCTGGTTTTACTTGATTGTAGGTATCATATAAATTTCTAATTCTCTGTTCTACTTTAGCTTTATGAGTAGGGTCTGCAAATTTTGAATACGATTGTAAATGTATTATTTCAGAAACTATATCATCTAATAAAGTCTGATGTAAAGAAGTTGGATTTTTCTTTATTAATTCCCGAACCTTTGGACTTATTGAAGTATAATTTCTATAATTAAATAAACCTGGGTCTAAATTTTCAAGAGTTCTAATCTTGTCTTTATACTCAGGATGGTTATACAAAGTATCTTTAATTAGCATTAAATAATCTTGCACATTCCCCACATGAAATAGTGATCCAGGACGTCTTAAAGCATCTGCATCTGGTAACCAAAGCGCTGCTAAATCGTAAAATCTAGCTTGTGGATCATTAATTCTAACTAAAATTGCTTCCAACATTATCTGAATTCTTGCTAAGTCTTGACTGTTACTTGTAATATCAATAGATCTTTGTCTAGCAAACTGATTAAATAATGTAGAATTAATAAGCTCTGCAAATTTTCTACCAGCTTTAAAATCATAGATAGAATAAATATGATCTCCATGATCTACAATCATATCCATAATACTTCTAACTGCTAAAGTATCTGATTTCACTTGAACTTGAAAATCATATTTAGTTTTACTCCCCTCATCTAGTGCATCTATTCCTAACAGATTCATTAGTTTTTCTGGAAAAGTAGCATCTTCTAAAGCAAAAGCATAATTATCTATATTAAATAATATAGCTTGTTCTTTACTATACATAGCTTGTAATTCTCTAAAACTATTTACAGCCAATAATAATTTTTCAGTCTCACTCTTTACCTTAGTATACTCCGGATGTAAATTAGACATTATAGGATAAGTTAAAATTAACTCTTGTAGTTTTCCTAAATCTTTGTAATATTGAGATTGCTTAGTTCTAAAATCTATATACTGTTGTTTTGTTACAGGAATTTTTGAAAATTCTGGAATTAAAGTATCTGTATCAGATAAGTCTTTATAGAGCTCATCAGCTGCTTCTTTTATAACTTGTTCAGAATTCTTTTTTAAATAAAATCGCATTTTATTTAAAAGCCCATTATCTGTTACTGTACCTATATATTCAATATTAGGATTTAAAACTTTACCATCTGCTATTAGTTTTTTAAATTCTGGAGAAAATGTTTGTGGATTATTAGCAGTATTTATTTTTTCTAAAATATTACTGTAGTAGTTAGAATTTTTTGATTTATTTCCAGATGCGAAGTTAAATTTTATTTTGTTTTTACTTCTTTCAGCTTCTTTTAAGAATTGATCAACATTAGATAATTCTGGATCTAAAGCAAAATATCCATAAGCTGCGTTTTCGCCTACAGTATCCACTAGTTTTTTCCACTCTTTACTACTTTTGTTAGGGCAACTCATTTAGTTTATTTTAAGTATTGTAATTTATATAGGATACCAGAGAATGTTTCTACTATAGTATCTAATTGATTTTGGATGTAAGTATCTTTTACAGTTTTTCTAAACTCATTTACTTCTTCTACCTTAGACTTAAGGTAGTCGATAAAATTCATACCCTCTTGAATCATAGGTGCATGGTAACCAGAGATGATTCCATATTTACCTTGCCAAGATTCTGCTAACCCGTCAAATAGATCAGGTATAGCATCGTATAATTCATTTAAAGCTATATGTTCTGCATAAGATCGAGATTGAAGATGTGCTATATGTGCATTATCTCTAAGCTCCATCATACAAGATAGAACATAAGCTATTGTGTTTTCTGATTTCTTTTCTTTAGGAGTCTCAAATTCCTCCTCATTTGCTAGTGTATACGCCATTATTATTTAGTTTTTATTTTTATTTGCTAATGCTCCAGCTATTATTGTCGGAGCTAATCCTTTAAAAATATTAGGATTAGTCATATCAAACATTCCGTTATTACCTATTATACCTCCATTTTGATATTGTCTTTGCAATTTAAAATTTGGTATTTCTACTCCAAAAGTGTTTGTAACTTTATTTTCAAAAATTCTTGCAGGATGTGTTACTCCTTTTTCAGATAGAAATTTATTAACTCTATTAACTACTTCATCTGCTTCTTTTTTAGTTTTAAAAATGTTTGTATTAGGAGTATTTTCTATATTAAGGTCTTTTAATATTTTGCTGTTTTTAGAACTATAATTTAAAGGTATGTAGTTTTCAAATGTAGATGTCCAATCTTTTCTTTTACCCATATTTAATAAGTTATTGTATGAATCTAAGCTTAGATTATTAGGCTCTAATATAACAGGTTTAGGAAAAGGGAACTTTTCATTAATTTTTAACATAGCTTTACCTGACTCTAAAGGATTATCCATGTTTGCTGAAAAATACCAAGTATTTTCTCCTGCTGATTTATTAGGTCTTAGTTGCCAATATCCTGATTTTCCTTCTACAGTTATATCAGAAGGTATTTTTTCATCTCCTCTATATCTTGTTTTTATATCTAAACCATTTTCATTTGTTGTTTCAGTCTTTTTAAAAATTTGTTTTTTTCCTTTACTACTACCTCTACTTAAATTAATAGTGCTAACATCATCTATAAAAAGTTGATTTGGTATAGGCGGTAATTCATTTGAACTTTGTATTAAAGCTTTATTCTCAGGTATTTCTTTATTCCATTTACTCCAATCTATTTCTGATTTAAATTTAGATTTAGGAACTTCTTTATATCCTCTTAGCCAATCTTGTTTTAAAAGTTTAATATTGTCTAAGGGTATAGAACCTTCATTAACTACAATAGGTGTTCCCATTCCTCTCGCATTTGTTAAAGAAGTTTTTGGAATTTCTGCAATATAACTTCTTGAGTCTTTTGGTAAAATCTTTTCCCAATCATCCGCTTCACCAAAAGGATCGCCTTTATATGTAGGTTGATCTATACTATAATTACCTTTAGCTATTTTAAAATCAGGAGTCATGTATAAATCTTCTCCATAATTTCCTGTTTTATTTGCTGTTCTTAATACACTACTTTCCATAGCATCATCTAACCCGCTTCTTCCTATACCTCTATAATAAGCTTCAGGGTTAGGTTTAAATGCCAAAGGATTTAATTTGTAAACATTTGGTAAATACTTATTTCCTAAGTTATTAATTAATTCAGATTTTTTTAAACCATTAATTAATTCAGATCCTTTACTAACTCCTTTAGCTATTTCACTTGTTAGTAATAAAGGATCTAATAACATATCTTGTACTATAGGACGTTTTAATATCTTAGCTCCTATATTTCCTTGAGCTGCGGACATTTCTATATCTTTTTGAATTTGTGTTCCTTGTAGTGCTTTAGATGGTAATACATTTCCTTTAGGATCTAACATATATGTAACAGCTGCTTGGGGTAATTGCAAAGCTGCACCAATTCCAGAACCTATAGCTCCTAATAAGGATTCTGATCCTCCTTTTGAGTTTTCATATCCCCAACGTTTAAAAAAGTTACCTATTGATTTTTCAGGTCTTGGCGCTGTTATAGTAGTTTCAGGACCCATGATACCTTCTATAGGGTCTTCTGGTATTACAGTCCCTCCAGAAGCATAGTGTTCTGCTTTAGGTAAATCTAGTGCTAATTTATCTAATGAATGGTGATCATCTTTTAAAAGATATTTCATTGCTTCATTACGTCTATTTCTTGGGACTATTATGGTGTCACCATTTTCATTACGAAAAATTGCCTCGCCCCCCTCACTATTAACTAACATATTCTAAATGTTTATAACTTTTATTCTTATTGATATAACTAATACAAGATTTAAAGAACTACCTATATAAACTCTATTATCGATTGTATTAGTAATAGAATAAATACCTGATTCTTCCCCTCCCTGAGCTTCTACTTTCATTATTTAAGTTGTTTTTGATAATCTAACAAAGCATTTTTAGTTTCATCTCCCCAAATACCATCAAGACTACCATCTTGTTTAGTTGATTTAGATAATTTATATTTTCTATTTGATAATTCTCTTTGTAAACCTAATGTGTCAAAATCTTTTTTATCTATATCTAATTCAGAAAGTTCTTTATCTGAATAATACATTCTTTTTTTATTACTATCTCCATAATCTTTAATATAAATTCTATCATATACTTCAAAAGGTTTTCCTATTTTATCTGCTAATGCATTTACATCCCATAAATCATAATATGAAATATATTCCCCTCTTTCATCTGAGCCTTTATGAATATTAAAATTTCCTAATGCGTCTAAATCTTTTTTATATACTAATTTTTTTTGAGTATTAGTTTCATCAGTGAATTTATTTTTAGGATTATTCCATTCTTCTATAATCCTATTTTTAAACTTATCATCATTTATAGAGATATAATCAATACTTTTATTTTTAGAGTTTATTGGTTTATATCTACTTTTTGTAAGATACTTATAATCATAATCTTTGCCTTTATAATAATGACTTAATTCCTCAAAGTATATAGTGTTTTTACCTGTACCTCGTTGTTGTTTATCTGGAATAAGTCCTGATAAAATACTTGTAGTTTTATCTTCTCTATATTGAATAGGTTTCCCTATTTCATTTTTCATATTAGAATTATATCTCTTATTATTCCATATAAATTCCTTTTCTCCTGCTTTTCTTGCAGTTGAATAAGCAGAACTAAAATCTTTTTCTTTAGAATAATCATTTACTCCCCAATTTTTTGGATTTACATAACTTAATAGAGATCTATCAGGAGGATCTTTAGGAACAACTAATCCATTAGCAGCATGATATATAGATCCTCCAGAAGAGAACATTACTTTTCCATTATCGATAGATAAATCTATACCGCCTTGTGCATGTGAAGGACCTTTAAGGTCTTTAACTAAGGACCATTTAGATCCTGGAGTGAATCCAATTGTTAATCCAGATTCTGCTGTAAGCCCTCCAGATCCTTCACAATTCTTTTTAATCTCTTCAGCTTTATCTATATTTTCTTTAGAAGTTAATCTATCTAAAATAGAAGTATCTTTGAAAAGACTTTCCACATATCTAGTAGCTGATCCAGTCACAGAAGTTGTTCTTCCATCATAAGTAATTTTAGTGGCACTTAAAGTAAATTCTGGTAAAAGAATTTTTTTAGCATCTTTTAATAGTTTCTTTTCATTAGATTCTTTAATAACTTCCATATCTTCCTTATTAGGTATTGGTAAACTTTCTGATTTATTATTACTAACCCATTCTTTAAAACCTTGTATGTCTTGCTTACTACCTAAAATATGTACTTGATCTGCTTGATAAGTAATGTATGTTTGCTCATCAATAGACTGCCCAGAATCTCTACCAATTACTGCATCTGTATTAGATTTCTTTACTTCATCAGGAGTAACATAAGTATCTCCTAGTCCCAAATCCCTAAACATTTTTGCTTTATCTGTAAATTGGTAATAAGGGTCAACAATAGTAGGATTAGTAATATTTAAAATTAAAGGTATTTTTTCAACTCCTTTAAATTCTAATAATTCCCTTAACCAAGAACCTACAGATGTAGAATAAAATTTTTGATTATTTTTAATTGTTATGTCTAATGAATTACTAACATGGTAAGTAATATTTTTTACTTGACTATCAGGAAAAATAGAGTCAATATATTGAGAATATTGTTGAGGTGTACCTATTTGACTTAATTTATTATTAGTCGCAAAGACTTCTAAAACACCTTCTTTAATAGGTGTAGAATTTTCATCGCTAGATGCAAAATTAAATTGAACTTGTTGTTTAGATATCTCATCTACTAAATTACTATTGAATTGAATGTTCTTAGGAACTGTGGTAGATTGAGCAGCTTTCAAAATAGCTGTTGCTACTTTTTCTTTATAGCTATTAGGAATAGAAAATTTAAATGTTAATTTAGGATTATTAATAGCGGTGTTAAATAAGTTTTCGAAATTAGTGACTAATTTATTTTCAGAATGTAAATACTCAACATTTGCTTTAGTTAGTTTAAATAACTCTATACCGTACCCTTGTTGTTTAGTTCCTTGTACTAATTCATTATTTACTAATGACATTGCATAATCAAACTGTTCAGAAACCTTTGTAATATTCTCACTATTCTGAGCTTCAATATTTGAATAAAATGCTAACTTAGATTGTTTATTATTCGGTATATTTTTGTTATTTGATGAATATACAAATACATCATTATCTTCAATCTTTACAATATTTAAATCAATGAATTGTTGATTTCTATGGAAACTATTAAATATTTCACTCCCTTTTTTATTTTCTTTATTTACTTTAACTTGAGTTTTATTTTCAATTTGTTTATTAACATCATCAGATACAACTCTAAGTTTTAATACTCTATCTTCAGCTGCCGTTTCTTTATTTAGAACTTCAACTCTAGTTAATCTTTTTCTAAGAATATCTCCAATTTGATAAGCATACACTTCATTATGCTCTATAATATTAGAATGATATTTTTCATCGAAAGGAATTGAATAAGTATTAACAACTTCTTCTCCAGATTCGTTAATCACTTTTTCAGAAAACATATCAAACTTATTATTTGGTTTGACTGCTAATGTAGGTAAATCTAATCTAAAGTGATTTTCAAAATCATATACTTTATTAGGTAATGTAAATTCACCAAAAGTTAATTTTTTATAAAAAGTTAACCACTTCATTCTAGCTCTACCAGAATCGTCATAAACTATATATGTAAGTCTTTTAGCAGCTACATAGAATTGAGTACCTTTTAAACTTTTCTTATAACCATATACCATAACTTCAGGTAAATTTTCACCTGTTATTACTTTATCATAATATTTTACAGATTCAATACCTGGGAAATATTGATCCAATACAGCTTGAACTTCTTCAGATCCCCTATTGTATGATTGCTTAGAGTAATTTGATAATCTTGGTAAAGAAGATGGATATTTTAATCCCGCATATAAATTATATAATGTCTTAACATTACCTATTGATTTATTTTCTAACACATAAGTATTATATACGTTAGCGATATTACCACTTTTCTTTTGAATAAAATCTTTAGCTATTAAAGCTACATAATTATTTGCTGCTGGTCTCATACCATATTTAAAGATAGCATAATCAACCAACTCTTTCTGTAAAACGGATTCAGTTTGTACAAAATCTCTACTGACAGTATAATTTACAAACTCTCCTTCACTATTATAATTCTCCGTAAAATTATAATAAGCTAATTCTTTAAATGCGGAATAGTAATCTACAGCATTATAATTTTGAATATTATTAGCTTCTACTGCTTTTATAGTAAACGGTTTTCTTTCTACAGAGATTAAGAATTTTAAAAATAAATTAGCTTTAAATTTTGGATTGTTTGCGGCAAGCTTAGATTCGTATAAAGATATTGCATCTAATTTAGCAGCAAGCTTTCTAGTGAAAGCGTCTATTCCTTGATAAGAAGTATGTTTTTTAGCAAATACTATAGGAGCTGTGTAATAAATATGCTCAACGTTAGACGATATTAACATATCAGCTAATGCGTTTAATGCTAAAGTTTTAGCATGAAATTCAGTTTTGTTTTTTGAATCTTTTACTGGTAAGAAATCTTCAACTATTTTATAAGCAGCATCTGAGTATATAACAAATTCTTTTTTAATATTTTCAATATATACTAAAGTTTGCATTAAAGCCATAGTCAAATGAGGATTGGCTTTCATAAAATACCTAGCGTCTATTTTTACAGATGTTGCAAATAATGTATTTAATTTTTCAAGTTCAACAGTATCTGATAAAGGTAATTTCTTTTTTACATAAGCAGCTTTTCTAACCTCATAAGTCATTTGAGTTAACGCATCTATTATCTCTTCTTGCTTCATAATAGCTTGATCTGTAGTCAACCCTTTATGATTATTGAATAAATTCTTACCTTCAATTTTTAATAATTCTAAAACTTCTGGTTCAAATAATTTAGAAATTTTTTCTTCCCATTCAAATATTTGAGATATTGAAACAGGTTTGTCTGCTGCAATGTTTACTAATGGTATAAACTTTTGTTTTTCTTCAGCTACACGATAAATTTTATGTAGTAGCATTAGCATTTTGAAATATGGATCAATCTTATTTAAATTCTTTTTTACCGTATCCTTAAATCTTTCTTGTGTAGAACGAGTGTCCACAGAACTATAATCACCAGATGCTAAAGGTCTTTTACCAGTATTTGTATAGTCTTCATGCATTAAGACTAATTCTTGCATAACTTCTAAACTATCTGGATTAACATCTGGATGATATTGTTTACTTAGTCTTCTATATACTTTAGTTAGAAATTTAGAATCATTAGAAGTATTTGCATAAACAGAAGCTATATAATTGATAACATCTTTATTTGATGTCTTTTCATTCAGTTTACTTACAATATTATCTATTTGAGATTTTTCAAGATCTTCTTTAGATTGGTTTTCATTGTTAATATCAACAACTTCCTCTATATCTTCATCTACTGTAACTGCATCATCTTCCTCTACTTCCAATTTAAACTCTGAAAAACTATTTATAGTTTTATATGCATTTTTTAAATCTTCAGTTGTTACATCAAGCATTTCATCGTATATATATTGCAGTAAAGAATCTTCTTTTAATTCTTTAGATACTTTATTTATAAGACTTTTAATTTGTTTATTTTTAAATGCATTTCTTAAATCTGGATGATTAAATAATAACACAATAGCTTCAAAAGGTATATTTTTTAATGATAGACCAACGTCTACTAGATTAGCATTTCCTCCAGAAAATCCTATATTAAATATTTCTGGATTTTTTAGCGCGTCTAAGAAACCATTTAACAAGTTACTGTTAACATTATAAGTTGTTGTGTCAGTACCAAATACTGATAGCTTAGCATTAAATGCATCTACTACCTGTGAATTAAATTTAAATTTTAATTTACTACTTAACAATTGTCCATAATCTGAATTTGGGGTAGCCTTCGGGTTGTTCTCTAGATATGCACTTACATTAGATCCTTTAGCATATATACCAATTCCTTTTGATGCTTCGTTTACTCTTTGATAGTAATCAATATTTTGATCTACAAAAGATAAATCATCAAGTCTTTCAGGGTTATATAGTTTCTGTTCTATTAAAAATTCTATAGCATCTGAAATCATCTTAGTAGATGTAATGTCTACTATTCTAGAATTATTGACTTTATTATTAAATAGAGCAATAAAATTATAAGTGATTCTATTCTTTAATAGAGATACTCTAAGTTCTTTTAAATCATTGATCTCATTTTCAATTCGCTCAATTTTCTTTTCTAAATCTTTTAATCCGACATTTTTTACTTCTTGTAGTTCTGCTGATTCATTTTCATCTTTAATTTTAAGTTTAGGAAGTTTATCTTTTAAAATTGCAATTTCTTTGTTTTGCTCAGATATTTCATAAATAATTCTTCTTTCAACTTCTTCAAAGTTTGGAGAACCATGTACAAAAGAGTTATTTTCTGGAGCAAAAGGAAATCCTATAGGACTATCTTTTGGTAAAATTATAGGTAATTGATCTTTAGATCTTAGTGAGAATGTCTTTTTAGTATCCTCAAATGTCATTATAAATAGTGAATCTACATCAAAATCCCAACCTTGTTTCATAATTTCAAGATCTGGCATTATAGCTATGTTAGATTTGCTATTATCAGATTCATAAAAGTCTACCACTCTTAATAGCATCCCACTATTTAATTCTCCTGTTGGAATTCTAAATCCAAACATAGCATCAAATAAGAATAAACTTTTACCAGATTCAATTGCCTTAATATGGCTTTCAGATAGATAATGCTTAGGAAGTATTACTTCAGCATAAGGTGTTCCATTTCTAGTTTTACCATGTTTTAACTTTCTTCTAAAGTTTTGTCCATTTTTATTAGTTCGCTTTAATCTTACTCCTATATCCGATTGTAATACTAATTTTCCTCCTTTTGTTCTAAGCTTAGATATTGTATTGTTAAGATTAGAGCCTAATGCATTAATAGCAATATTAGCAATAGCTGGGTGATCAATAGATATTCCAGCTTCTAAAGCATTTATTATTGCGAAATTTTCATCCCCTTTCTTTACAGTAGTTTTTAATTTTTGAGTAAATTCACTCTTACTCAATTGAACATTATCGAATTTATTACTTTGTAATACACTTTCTAAATGTGCAATAGTTCCATACAAGTCTCTAGATACCTCTGGATTGTTATTAAGAGCTGAAGCAAAATATAACATTTGTCTAGGCAATGCTGTGGTCTTGCTAGTAGAGTGAGGATTGTATTGTATCTTGAACAGAGACATATCTAATTTCTTAACAGCATTAGCAAGAACTGCTTCAGAATTTGGATTAAATTCTCCCTCATTATTAAACGTAGTATACAACTCTTTAGGAGCTCCTATCTTTGTTGCTGATTTATAGGCTAACATATCAATTTGGTTAGCTGGATCATCCATGAGAGTACGTAATCTTATAAGATGTTTTCTATCGCTGTTCTGTGTTTCTTTTAGAAACTCATCACTTAAAACAATCATTGCATTTTTCAATGCCAAAGGTTTCATTACTATACGGAGTTCTTCTACAGAGTTATCTGCATTTACTATATAGTCTAATCCTTTGTTACCAATTTTTTTATTACTATCTTTTAAATGTTGTTTATATGCATTTAGTGATTCATACTTAACACCATTTGTAATTCTTTGTTCTGTCCATCCAAATGCTTGATCCTTAATTACATTTTTCAAATCTAAACCAGAACCAAAAGATCTTTGCAGTTTCTCAAAATATCTAGGGGTAATAAACATTACTCCATCAGTTCTTTCAATATCTTTAGAAGCACTTAAAGTATTTAATATTCTATCTAAATGATTTTCACCGGTATTATCTACAAAATTAGAAATAAATTCAGCATATTCACTTTTAGGGGTCATTGCGTCTGGAGTAATAAGAACATTTGCATATCTAGATATTCCGTATCTCTTATCTATAATCGGGTGATATCCTGGAGATGCGCTCATTTGAGCCCTCTTAACTAGAGTTTCGATATCTCCATACATATTAAAATCCCCCAATATTAGTTGACTTAATCCAAAAGAGTTTACATAATTATTTAATACATAAGAATACATCATCAAATCTAAGATAGGATCTGCAGGATATACAGTATTCTTCATATCTCCTTCTTGATATAAATTATGTCTAAAATAAGCACCTTCCTCGTAGTAAGTACTATCTAAATCTAAAGTTCTACCTTCTGTATTACTATTAAATACTTGTAAAGATGTTGAATCACTTAATGATTGTTGAGCACCAAAGACATCTCGTAAAGCTTCTTTATCCCATAAAATTTTCTCAAAAGCTTTTTTACTTTCTTCTGTTAACTCTCCACCAGAAGTTTTAAATCTATTTACAATTTTTTTAGTTTCTTCAAAAGCTTCTTTCATCATAACTTTAATTAACTTATCTCTCAATTCTTTATTAGATAAGTCTTCAGTATTATGTGGAATTAAAGCTTTAGCTTTATTATACAAACTAAAATTTAATCTTTCTTCTTTATATGATTTATCTTTTGTCAATTCAGGTTCTATATTCAGCAGCTGTTGAAGCATTGTATCAAATGCATTTCTAATTTCATGAAAGTTTAGAAACTTCACCTTAGGTGATAATGCTTTAGTAGCTTCCCCTTGTTGAAATATTGGTTGATAATAAGAATCAGTTGTTGCAATTTGTGCTAAGAATGCTGAATTCATTTGAAGATTAAACTTAGTTCCAAATGCATTTCCTTCAGCAGGATAAATATAATTACCAACTTGAGAAGTATTATGTTTAGTGGATATTTGATAGATAGTACTTATACCATTTATAAATATATTCTTAGAAAAGAATGGATGATTAAAGAATTTAGATTCCTGTAAACGATTTCTATCTGCTTGTAGTTTCTTAAATCTCAAGAAATCTTTTAAAGCTTCTGCGGCAAAAGATGTTGGAACAAATTCTGGTAAATTCTTACCTTGTAAATTCTTAACAGTTGCCATGTTACGAATATCTGAATTTACTTTATGAAGATGTTCTAATAAGTTTAAGAATCCTCCTCTAGATGTCATGACAGGAGAATCTTTTAGTTGTTTTATCAGAGATTCTCTATATTCTAAATCTGTATTGAATTCCTCTTCATCCTGAGATTTTGCATTTACATAAATTATATCTCGTAATTTTCCAGCAGTTATTTGTCTATTAACATCTAAAACTGCTTGTGCAAATTGCTTTATAAAATCTCTATAAGAACCTCCTTTATTCAGTCCGTAATTAGAATAACCATTTAATAAATGTCTTAATCCAAATATATTTAAGAAACTTATTACCGCTTCTTCTTTAATAGTTGGGTTAGAACTTTGTAGGTTACTTATTAATTCTTTATACGCTTTTGGTAAAGTGATTGATCTGTCAGAATTTACAACTATTGATTCTATTGCAACTCCTTTACTATCAGGTAATATAATTCTCATAGGTTCTCCATTATAAAAATCTAATAGCATACTTGCTATTTTATCTTTGGATTTTCCATGAGCACTTTCAGGTGTAATTTTAGTATAAGAAGTTTTCTTTTTTCCGTTATAATAATCATTTTCAGTTTTAGATTGCATATATAGAGCTCGTTGTAACGAACCTAAATATGTTCTAATATTACTTAAATCATTGTAAGCCATATGCTTATTATACGAATCTTTAATAAGTTTAAGCATATCATTATTAGATTCATAAGCCTTTAATAATTGTTTAATATTCTTATAGTGTTTTACTTTAACTCTGTCACCATATTTATTTACAGCTTCTTTAGCACTTAATCCTCTAATATCAATATTACTATCCTGATAATCTACTGGAGATACCACACTTATTGAGGGATTCATAATATCTGAATCCTCTTCAAAGAAGTTAACAAACACTGAATAATTATTAGGTAATGTACTACTAACTTCTATTTCATCGACTTTTATTTTGCCTTTCTCATCAGTAGGTTTACTAATCGTAATATCTTTTCCGTATGTTTGTAAAGTTTGTTTAAATCTATTAACAACCGCAAGTTCTGCAGGGCCTAATAAATTATTATAAACTAATTGATCTAACTGATCTATTACATAACTTGGATCTTCTATAGAAAAGAAATCTATGTCATCATGCAGCATCTCTGCCATTTTAGTAATGGCCGTATTTACGTAAACGAATTGTACTATGTCTCCAGTGTTATCATAAACTGGAATTAAACCTAAGTAATTTTTTATAGCTACAGAAAAAGATTTAATAATATTAACTGTTTCATTCTTTTGAATTTCATTTCTTAAGTTTGAATCTGGTTCGTTATCATCTGAATCATCATTTAATTCTTGTGAGTCAGTATCTTCTTCAAAGTTTAAGAATTTATTCCAGTTTTTATAAATATAATTTATAGTAGTGTTGAATGTTTTTATATCACTCTTCAATAACTGTAAGCTAGATAAATCAAATCTATATGTATTCGAAATTTCTACTAAGTTCTTTAATTCCAAATATGCATAATCATACGCATCTTGACTATCTTCATCTGTGATTATTATATTTTTTAATTCATTTCTAAGTTGCTCAATTCTTTTATCTAGATCAGATATAGATGCTATATCTAATTTCTTTGTTATAGTATTTTCTCCCACTTGAGAAACTTCTTCAAGTTTAAATTTAGCAGTCTTTCTTAAGAAATCATTGTACAATCTACTATATGCATATTGAATTTCTCCAAATGCTTTTTCTCTAGCAATTTCTAAATTATTAATACTATCAGAATCATTGAGGGCTAAATATAAATGTTTTTTAACGTAAAATATAGCTCTATTTGCTGCACCATTAGTACCAAATATCTTAGTAAGCTGGTAGATAGATACGCCAAATGCTGAAGAATATTCTTCAGAAGGTGTTGAGTCATCTGTAGCAAAATTGAATCTATTTAATTTAGAAATTCTATCTTCTGCCTCATCCAGATTTCCAACAACTACACTATCTTTAATAGCTTTTAGTTTTCTCTTAACTACTTCTATAGTACTATCATCTGCTTCAGTGGCATTTATCCTATCTTCTATATTCTTTATATTTTCTTTTATAGCATTTTTTCTTGCGTCTTCTTCATTAGAATCTTCTTTAATTTCTACAGGAATATCTTTAGTATCTTTATTTAAAAAATCTTCTAGTGCCTTATATGTTAAGTCATATAAAGCTTTATTATCATTTTCGGTAACTCCGAATAATTCCAAGATTGCATTAATAAATTTCTTTAGTAATGATTCTTTATTAACTGTAGCCTTCTTTAAATGAGCTATGAATTCAGGTTTAGTTAGATTGGCTATAAATTCTTTTTCATTAATACCAGACTTTGATGCTTGGTAAACAGTTGCAGGATCTATACCATTTTTTTCCAAATATTTATTGAAAGCGTCCATTAAAGTTTTTATTCGCTTTCTAAATAATTTTTGAGATTCTGTTAGATCTTTAGTTTTTGTTTCAAAAGGTTGAATAGTTACTGCATGAATCGCTTCATGTAATATAATATGTATAGGTAGGTTTTTATGTCCTAAGGCTATAATAGTTTCTCCTTTAGTATTAGTGTACGTTACAGCATCGTTGCCTAGTCTTGGGACTATAATAACTTTAACATCTCCAAGGAATGGTTTTATTAATGAGTATAAGTAATGAAAATAAGTATTAGGATTATCATAGAAATTTAATACGGATAAATCAGATGCTTCAAAGGTCTGTTCATTATCTACTACTTTTTTCTGTAAATACTCTTTTATATCTTGCTGTTGTGGTGTAGATTCTTTTATATCTATAGATACATTATTCGGTATTACTTTTACAAATTTATTTGTTGTATTACTTTCAAGTTTTTGTCTAGACTCTTTCTTAGATAAATCTATAGAAGATATTTGTCTACTCATCTGTGCTCTGATAGTTCTACCTGTAGAATCTTTAATTGGTTGACCAGGTTTTATATTAGATATCTCTGCGAGGATAGAATCAACAATTGGTATATGGACTTCTTTAGCTACATGTTCTAATAAAGCATCATGTTGTTCAGGAAAGGCTTCTCTAAATTTATTTAATAGGTCATCATTACCAATAGGAATTCTATTAGGATTATTATAACTATACGGATATAATAATTCTTTTACTTTAGTTAAGTCTAAATCTGGATCTTCTGCAATCTCCTGTTCAGATGGTGCATGTGCTCTAAATTGCTCATTATTTTCAAATGCTCTATCATCATCTAATATAATCCAACGCATTAAATATCTTAAACGCCCTGACCAATTAGAATTTTTAGAGCCAGATCTTAATGATAAAATTGTTTTAGGGAAATTAAATTCTGTTGTAATACCATCAGATTTGTATGATCCTATGTTATTTAATTGATATCCTGTATCACCTTCTATTGCAAAGTTATTAGATCCAAATGCTTTAGCAAACTTATTAAAAGCTTTTTGAACATCTGAATTTCCTAAGCTTAATTTCTTAGGTTTAAACGGTTCATAAGTAGAGCTATCACCAGCATTATCTACATTAGGTTTTGCAACTTCTATCCAATAGTATTCTTTTTTAGTTGTTCTAGACTTTCTTTTGTTTCCTATTTTGAATTGATATTTTCCTTCAAATTCTTTTTGCAATCCTTCAAACTCTGTACTCTCAATAACTAATTGTGAACTAGTTTCTTCGTTGTACAATAACCTTACAACTTTATCTAGTGCTTTTGCTATATTTGCAAGTTCTTCATTAGTTAAATTATCAGTAGATTCAGATTTATCTATAAAGAATCCTAATCTTTTATTTTGTAATATCTTTTTAAGAATTTCTATGTGTGTCGTTTTTAAACCAACTACTCCAAATGTATAAGCTTGCCTTGCAAAAGCATCTACTAAATCTGTGTTAAAAGATCCTGAAGGATTACCTAAAAACAACTCACCTAATTCAGAATCTCTTTTATGCTTTAATGAATCTAGTAAATCTTTCAATTCTTTATAAGCAGTATAAAAAGTTTGAATAGGTTTTATAGTTTGATCATACCAACCATCTACGGTATGTGCTTCTTTAACATTTAATATAACAAACTGTTCTTGAGGATTTACAGAATCTTTTCTATAATTTTTAATTCTTAATATAGGAAGTCCTATTAGATTTGCTTTAAACCCTCTTTTATCCAATTCAAGTTCTCGATATAGCGCCCTTGTTAGTATGGATACCTGATTATGATTCTTAGCAAAGGTAAATGTGTTAGTAGATTTGTTATACATTGTATCTGGTAATAACTCTTTCCAGTTATCTCCTAAAAAAGATTTTGCCCAGTCTTGTAATAAATTTGAGAAATTACTTTCTTTTTCAGTTCCAGAATTATCATAGTGTGCTTTAGATATATATGAAATAGTTATATCTGCTATTGAATATTGAGCAAGATCGGCTTCAGTTATATCTTTATTTAAATTAGAAATAACTTCATTCTTATTATTAACGTCATCTAAGAACGGAGCGAATTGTCCATGTAACTCTTCTGAAGTAAGCACAGCAACCTCATGATACATACCATTAGCGTCAGGAGCCATAACAGATACTAAGACTTCTCTACCTTTATACCTCTTAACAATCTTTGCTTTTATCTTATCAGAAGGTGTTCTATTATTTAAAACTTTATTGATATTAGAATTATTAACACTTTTTAATGATATAAATTTTGAACTCTTATTTCCTAATTCTCTAAGATTATTAATACTATCACCAATATTAATATCATCATTATTTAAAGGACTAATTGATATAGGAATTATTTCAGAATTTTCATCTTCTTCAACTTGATTATCATTAAAATTAGAATTAACTATTACCTCTACTTGTGAATCAAATGTTTCTGTAGAAGTGTTAGAATCTGGAGATTTTCTTTCTTTTTTCTCAGCTCCAAAATATCTCTCAGCACCATCCTGGAATCCATCTAGCATAGATAAATGAGCTATCTTTAGATTTTCTTTAATTCCTTCAGATATATCTATAGAATCATCTACATCTGTTACCTTAGATTTTATAGCAACTTCTGTACTATTTCCAATTACTACAAATTTAGAAGCTCGACCTATTGATGTATACATAGCAGTATTAAAAGACTTTTCTGTAAATAGTCCTCCATTTTGAGTAGGTGCAAACTTATTTAAGAATACATAAGATTCATCTCTAGTTATACTTTGAACGTCTGTATATGCTAATACAGTTAGGTTAAGTTGTTCAAGAGTCTTCCCACTTTTATCTGTAATATCTGCAATCATCTTTGTAGCTTCTTCTCGTGTATTGACAATCAATACTGCAGATCTTGTTGTATCTCTATTGGCTAAAAAAGATGTGATATCTCCTTTTGTATTTTGAATAACTCCTAAAGCATTTGGTGTATAGTTATCAAGACTTGAAATTGTAGATGTTACTTCAATAGCTTGAACCTTATCTATCTTATCTCTGAAGGCAGTAAATGCTAACGCTATACTATCTATAGTAGTCCTGTATGTAGTAGCTAATGGTGATATTAATGTTGCACGATCAGAAGATCCTTCTGTACCATCACCTTCATCTATTAGTTTTTCTGTTAGGATATGAAACTCACTAGATCTATTCTGAGACATATCTCCTACGAATAATATTTTTAACTTATTATTCTTATCTCTAGTTTTATTTATACTTTCTACTAGAGTTTGTAAAGCAACTAAATCTGCATTAGATATAGCAAAAGCCTCATCTACAATTAATAAAGATTTATCTTCTAAATCTTTTCTTTCTAAATCAGTTAGTTTTCTATTCTCTGTAGATGTCGGATTTATTTTTTTATTAATCGCTTCAGAAGATACTTCTACGTGTCCAGTTGCTAATATATGATTGTTATCTGTTTTTCCATTTAACTTGTTCGCTACTTTTATAGCTATTGCAGCCACTGTAGATTTTCCTGATCCTAAAACTCCTGTAAATATTGCAGAATTACCAAAGTGTTCATCACCTTTGGCTGCCTTATCATTAACCATAAATGTTACCAAATCTATCAAAGAAGCAAATTGTTGCTGCGACAATTGAATATTTTGTTCGCTTGTAACTTCTTCAACAGCTTTGTATAAATCTGTATAAGAGTATGGGCTAGTTAATTGCATTTTTAAATCATACAATCCCTGACTAACCTGTAGAACATCTTCTATAAAGTTTTTTAAATTTTCTTTTTGTTTAGGAGTTAATAAAGTATCTTTTTCTAACGCGTTTAAAGCTTCTAAAAAGTTGTTATGTTCTAGTATTTGAAAGTATGCTCCTTCAGGATTAGCTTTAATTTCATGAATCTGTTCTTTAGTATATCCAGAATTTTCATTGTCCCAAATATTAAACATATTTGAATTAACAACAAATCTAGCATGTAAAGAAGGATTTGTTACTAAATACTTAAAATATTCTAAGTTAAAGATTTTGCTAAACTGGTCTGAATATTTAGCAGTTAATTTATTATAAATAGCTTCTACTTGTAAATCTAATGCCGAATTAATTTTTTCTAGCTGTTCTTTAGTTGCTGTGTTTCTTATTAAACTTATCAATCCAATTAAACTAGATAAGCTATTTTTAGTTTGCTGATGTGTTAACTCTACCAAATAATCTATATTAACAGACTTTAGAATTTCTGTTAGTATTGGAGTTAATTCATTTTTATCATTATCTGGACCTACACCTAAAGTTCTAAGTAGCGCATTTATTTTGTGGTTTAAATATTGTTGATTCTTTCTATCTAACTTTATTTCATTATCACTAACTGCTTTTTTTAATTCTTTAAATACATTATAATAAGCTGTAATTTTTGCTTTTAGCTTGTCTCTAACTTCATCTGGTAAATCTTTTCTATTCTCAAATGCTTTATGGGCATTATAAAGTAGCCCCATATATTCATCTATAAATTTAGAATCAGTTAATGTATCAATTAACTCTAGACGAGGAGCCATTCTATACTTACCCTCCTCATCTTGAAATATATAGTAATAAAGATTTGCTGTACTATACGCTTTGTCTAAAACCCTATTAGATGCCTGTTCTATATTATATGCCTCTGTATTCGCATTAATTTTAGCTACATCTGAAATATCTGTTTGGATTCTATTAACATTTAATTCTAACTCTAAGAAGTTTTCTATATTAGAAACTTGTGTTTCGTATGCATTAATCTTATCTATGTAGCTATTAAAGGCGTCATCAATTATATCTAAAGCTTCCGTAAATTCTAGCAGCTCTAAAAGATTAGTTACTAAATCTTTAAATGCTTCTGGTTTACTCATTAACTGTTGTGGATTATCGTAAACATATCTAGCAATAAACTGATCTACTGGTTCTGGTAATTCGATAACACCATCATTAACTTTTGTTACTATAGTGTTTAAGAGATTATTATACAGATTAAATATTTCACTAAACAATTGAGCTTTCTCTTTTTCTGATAAATCAGATTTCTGTATAGCTTTAAATCCATCTACACCAAAGTCTTCAAAAACTTTAATTATACTTTCTAAGAAGTCAGATAATAATTGGTCTTTATATTCTTGAGTTTCTTCTAGATCTAGAGATGCTAGTTCTTCCATGTATTGTTGCGTATGTAATTCAACAATTTTTAGAACATCGTCCTTTATAATAGATTTCAGAATTTCCCTAACATCTTGAATAGCTCTTAAATCTCTAGCTACTGCCTGTAAAGATTTTGCAATTTTTAAAAGTTTAGCATTTCCTAAACTAACTGCTTTTACTTTATCAATAACTTCTCTTACGTCATTTATGAATTCTTCTAATTGCTCAGGATCTAATGACATGTTTTCTTGTTCAGTGTTTTCATCTGCTGAAGCAAAGTTAAATTTTGATTTTAAATTCCACTTTTCTACTAAGTCTTGTAGTAAATCGTCAATAACTTCTTCAGCAATTAACTTTCCTTCGGTATCTGATCTTACTGAATTTGGAGCTACTTTATGTTCTTGTCTATATTTTTCATTGTAGATCCTTTGGGCTCCAATTTTTCTTAATCCAATATCAGAGACACTATAACCTGTATTACTTAATGTCTTGTTTCCATTATCAGTTTCTAACTCATTAGAATATTCAACAGCATGTAAGCCATCAAGCGCATCTTGCTCTTCTGATAAATAAACATTGGAAGCAATGTCTTCTGTAATATCGTCTATTTTCTTTTGGATTGCAACCTTCTCAGCTTCAGTAGGAGCCTCTGCTTTCTGTAGTATGAGATCTTTTAATTGTAATTGATACTCTACAGACTTCTTACTTAATTCAGTTTTTCTTGAAATTTGGTCTTTTATAATTTTAGCAGTAATACTTTTTTCACCTTTGCCTAAATCTTCTAATGCTACATTATACTCTACTAAATCTTTGTATCTTTCTTTCTGATCATCTGAAGTAAAAGAATTTAAGGTTTCATCAACAACTTGTGTATGATTGGAAACACCATTTAAATAATCTGCATGTTTTAAAAGAGATTCTTTCTTATGATTTAAGAACATTTCAGTTCTAGCCAAATCTCTTCTAACTGCTTTATCGACTTCTTTATCAAAATCAGCTAATACGTCATCTATAGTTTTACCTCTTGAAGGAATATTATCAGTAAGCTTCGAATACTTTCTATCAACTTGCTCAATGTTTTTAAAATAGTCTGATATTTTTTGTCTGTTTTTTTGTACAATTTCTTGTTCATTTCCTTCTCTAATTACATTGTCATCTAACAGAGGATTTGATTTTAATATCTCATCTAATTCATGATCTTTTAAACCTCCAAATTGTTTTCCATATGTATATAAATCATAGGCATACTCAAACAATGCTTGATCTTTATTCATTTCAAAACCTACTTCATCAGCTTGAGCTGCTGTAGTTATAGCATTTTTATGTTTATCCATGATGTTATTAATCCTTCTATGCAAATTTGCAAACTTATCTGGATCAATTTCTTGTTTCCCAGTTGTAGGATTAATACTTGACTCTATTACATTTCCATTTTCATCTGTGTATTTAAAAGTCTTTAATACACTTGTAATATTATCAACTAGATTCTTATTAGATTGATTGGTGAACTTAGCTATGGCGCTTGCATACTTACCATATTTCTTACCATACTCTAGTTCTTGTTTATATTCTCTTAATGCTGCTTTAGCTGACATAGGTCCAGATATACCAAGAGCTGCAAACATTGCTTGAGATGCTTCATCTTCATCTGAACCAGCTGCAGTTTGTAATCTTTTTATATTTAAGTTACCAAATGATACACCTTTAATTAAAGCTGCTGCTAAGTTACTTGTAAATCCTATAGCATTGCTTACAACTTTTTGTTGAATTTCAATTAAATCTCTAGCAAGTCCTCTATCTGTTTTTGGATCATAATTAGGATCTGTAGCTTTTGATGTATATAAGCTTTGAAAAGCAGCTTGAAAATTTTCTTCTATATATGATTCATTTAAAATACCTTTACCTGCAGCTGAAAGTAAATTAGGCTTTTTTATTAATGATTCTAAAACAGGATCAATAGCTTCTCCAGCTAATGATTTCTGAAGTATGCCTCTCTCTAAAGCTTCATTAACTGTCTTAGCTTCTCCTAATGCCCATTTTGCTTCAAACAAAGTATTAGTGAATGCTAATAATATAGCATTAGCTGTAAAGACGTTAGCCATTGCAGCATCTGATCTTAACTCTTTTGTATGCTCTAATTCTTGAATTTCTTGTGGTGATGCTCCATTTGCTTTTGCTTTATAGATTGCTGCATTCCAATAAGCTTCAGTTTGTACTCTGGCATCATGAGCTTCTGCTGAAGCTTCAAATATAGTATTATATGCTCCAGTTAATATGTGAGAACTTCCTATACCTGTTATCTCTTTTGTCTTATTAAGACCTTTTGCAAGATTACCTGTTACAGCTTTTAACATAGGTCTACTCATATTAGCAGCAGCTAATCTCTGAGTTATTAAACCCTCTTCTGGTATTATTGCCCCAAATACCCGACCTGTTAAATATGCAGAAATAGCAAATGCCGCTCCATCAGCAAAATCATTAAATAGCCAGGAAGTTGTACTTAATCTATCTATAGCATTCCCCTCGTAATAATCTCGAGTCTTATGGACTGGAAGTATATTTTCATTCACGTATTCAGAGAAGTCTCTTAAACCTTTACTTACTATATTTTCTGTAGCACCTTTAACAAATCCATTACCATTGAATAGTCCCATAACTCCTCCTATAAGAGCAGGAGCTCCTCCTAACAACTTAGTTCCAACAGATGGAACTAGATTAATTACTCCATTAAAACCTTGCTCAAGTACGGATTGATTTTCTCCTCTAACATATGCTTGGACTTGGTCAGGCATTAACAAAGTGTCATAACTTCCTCTTTGTTTATACGCACTACCTGCAGCATCTCTAATATATGTCTTATCTACATTAGGGTGAGAATAAGTTCCATAGTATTGGTCTAATGCTTGTCTAGTCATCTTACCAGGAACATTAGGAGTTCCTGGATCAAATGTTTGGTTATACGAAGTAAAATCTTGATTGTATAAATTTTCCATAAATATTTAATGATTAATTAGTATCGTCATCTCCAAAAATTTCAAAAGGATTTTTGTGAGTTCGTTTTACAGTATATTGTTTAGCAAACATGGTTCTTTTAGTTTTCTGAGAATCTTGATCGAGAACTACTCCTAAGTTCGGTAACTCTACTCCACTGCTTGTTCCTGGTATAGTGTACCACAGTGGTTCACCTCCTTTAGAATTTCGTACTAATGCTTCTACTTTATATTTGGCTATTTTCTCTCTCTCTCTAAAAACATTCTTTACTGCTGTAAGTCTAAATCCTTCCGCTCCTTCAGGGATTTTGTTCTGAGGTATTTCTGAATCTCTAAAGAGATTAGTATCTGCTCTATGTGCTAATACAATTTGCTGATTATTTGCGTGTTCATTCGCCTCTACAAATTGGTTGTAATTTTTAATAACTGGATTATCTAAATTATTAATTGCTATACTAGGTTGTATAATAGCCATATCACCATTTGAATTAAATGGTATACCTATTCCAATTTTGGGTGCACCAATTGTTGGATTTGTTATAACTGTAGCATATCTTTTTAGTTTACCAGTTGTAGGATTTCTAATTTCCGATTCATGATCCGCTAAAAACGCTCTGACATTACTTTCTTTCCCCATCTTCTTAGGACGACCTGTTGCCCCATCTATAATAGTTACTTCATACTGCGGATTACTTAAAGCAATCTCTGTTAATCTAATGGCTCTATCTTTATCACCTATAGGATTACCTACCATAGAATGTTGAGGATTGAAAGGTAATCCCGTAATAGCATCAATGCCTTGATTGGCTTTTGCTTTTTCTGCTTTTTCTCGTTCTGCTGCGTATTGATTACCTAAAACAGTCGTTCCATAAGGAGCCATATTTAGAGCTAGAGTTCCTAAAAAGCCATCATTCTGACTTATAACATTTCCTATGGAAGACATAACTGAAGTCGGAGCTTCACTAGCCATTCCATATGTCATTTGTTGATTATCATCATATGGTTGTTCTTGATTTAACAATTGCGCTAATTGAAACTTATAGTTTAATATTCCCATATCGTCTTTATAAGTACTGATTGTTGGTTTTTCTTCTGATGTATAGCCATAGCCCATTCCAGCTTGTGCATCCATTTGAGATTTAGCTTGCATGTATTGTGAAATCTTTTGAGGATCTGTTACATTATTACGCATAGCCCATATTTGTGCTTGCCAACTAAGATCTTCCTTATATTTAGAATCTCCTAAAAGTCTATCATAAAGATTCTTAACAATTTGTAAACCTTCTTTACTTTCCTTACCTGTTATAGTATTTATAACAGTAAAGCCATCTCTAGATTTATGAACAGTATAATCCTTCATAGCTGGAGTATTCTTAATCGCAGCATCTAATTGTTCATTAATGTCATAATTATATGCAGGATTTTGAAGACTTGTTGCATTTTCATATCGTCCTGTAGCTGGGTCAAACTTGCCTAAATTTTGATGTTTGAATTTAAACAATTCAGCAGCTTCGTTTATTCTAGTATGACTAAATCCATCTTTCTTTCCAGCATCTTTTTGAAGTTCTTCCATTTGCTTTGCATAAGAAGTATAAGCATTATTAATAGCCCCTAACCTTCCTGTTAGCATTCTATTAGTAATATTATTCTTAACTTCTCTAATCAATCTTTTTTGACCATATAGGTCAGTAGGATTATCTTGAAAATATCTTGTTGTTGTTTCTTTCAGGTTCTGTAAATCCCTATTTTCTTCAGCTGCTTCTCTTTCATAACCAGTACCTGGAATAGGTGTAGCTCTAATCAATGCTAATTGATCTTGAGCTTCATCCATTACATCAATTAGTTTTCTTCTTTCCGTTAGGGTCTCTTTTATTAACTCTAAAGGAAGTGTTACGGGTTTATAGCCTAATGGCTTATATTGTACAAATCTATTTGACATATTATCTTCTTTTTCTTAATTTTATTTTTCCTCCAGACCATTTCTTTTCAGAAACCAATTTACCATCAGCATTTAATATTCCTGCAGATGCTTGAGGATCTCTTTGTGCTAGTAGTTTTAAATATGTATCCATCGCTTGTTTATCATTAAGTCCCGCGCCTACTTGAGAAACTGTTTGAAGAGCCCCATATAAATTATTAGTGTATGCTGCTCTATTAGCTACGTTTTTATCATCATTAGCTGATAATGTTTGAGCATTGAATTGATTCTGTTGTTGTAGCCTTTGCTCATACTGAGTTCTTGCTTGTTGATTCATTTGGTCATACTGACTTTGAACTTGAGAATCTGCTCTGTACTTATTAGCCATTAGATTCTGAAGACCTGCTTGAACTCCCGCTGATGAATAGTTATTAGTGTTAGCCATCATACCTGCATTAGTGGTGTATTGATTTTGCATTAATGCATTAGCTGGGTCATACCTATTTTGAGTAATCTGCGTCTTATCTAAGTTAGGTTTTTGTTTTTCTGGTCTATCAAGTAGAGCTCCTAATACAGAAGCTCCAGCTGCTCCCAATTGCATATAATCTCCAACACCAAATTTAGGAATTGGTTTAAATCTTTGTTTGATTGCAGGTAGATAATCTAACTTAGGTTTTAAAGGATTGATTGGTTCTGTATTTCCTTTATCTACTTTTTTTATTAAATCAGATATAGCCGCTGTAGGGTTATACTCCTTCATTTTTTGATTAGCTTGAGAAAAAGCAGCTTGTTCTTTTGCAACTTGTCCAGAAGCTATTCTTTGAAATTCAGGATTTTGATACATAGCAGTGTGATATTTACCAAACTTTTTATCTTTTGAGAATCCTTTATAGTTAGGATCTTCAGCTCTTTGAACTTGTTCCCATAGCTTTCCTGCTGGAGTTTTTAAGAATTGATCAGCATCTTCATAAAAATCTTCTGGATTTAAACCTAACCGTGAAGCTGCTTCGTATCCTTTAGGATATTGAAATTCATTACCCGTAGGTATAATTGATGTACTTCTTGTTGGTATTGTATTTCTACTACTCTTAGGGGTTACTGTATTTCTACTACTCTTAGGGGTTACTGTATTAGGAGTTGTTTGAACATTGTTTTGTTGTTGCATCATACTAGTGGTGGGAAAATTATTAGTTCCTGTAGTTACATAATTTTTTGAACTTTGTGTAGACGATGTGTAATTAGAATTACTAAAATCTCTAGATTTTGGTGGTTGTATATTTGCTTTTTTTATTCTTTTTGCTGTAATAGTAGTTTCAGGCCCTGTTATACCATTTTTTTGCATAAGAAGACTCATAGGGCTATTAGCTATTCTTGTAGGTCCTTTTTCTATATAATTAAACTTATTAGCAGTATTAGTGCCAAATAACCTATCAAATAAATTATAATATTTTTTCTGTGGATTTCCTGGATCTCCTCCAGTAACATAAGATTTAATTTTACCACCTGAAGCCATAGCTGGCTGTCCAGGCTGTACTGTAGAACCATCTGAATTTCTTTGACCCAATGCTGCAGCTACTTGTTCTTGTGTTTGAAACACTTTCTGCTTCTGTTGCTCTAATGCTTTAATAGTATTGTTGTTAATATTAGACGGCATTTTAGATAATTTACCTATTAGTTTCTCCATGGGCTTAACTGTATCAGCAAATGACTTTCCAGATCTTGGATCAAATAATTTATCTGAGAAAACTATATCTTTTGAATGGTCAATCACTTCTCCGTGATCTACATTGATAGGTTGTCCTTTATAGTTTATCTGATTACCATCTGTTTGATTTGGTGCACCAGTTACTTCCATAGCATTAGGTGATATAGGCTCCATAGAACCTCCTGTAGCCATGCCGTATCTGGTAGTTGTTTCAGCGCCGTATGTTGGTTTTTGTGCTGCAGGTTTATCTATTAAACCTCCTAGCATACTTAGAGCCGCACCACCTATAGCTACACCAGGTATTGGAACTGCAGATGCTATTCCTCCTATTCCTTGAAGTACTTGCCCGCCAGAAACAAATGCATTACTGTATGCTTTAGCTAACGGGTTAGAAATAAATCCTGGGGATTTGGATGCTTGATTAAGAGCCCACATTTGTTCAAACGATATATTATTTGTACCGTCAGACAGTTGGACATTAAATTTTTGTCTGTTTTTATTGTATCCTTTCATTATCTTATAAATGGTTTAAACTCACTAATGAGTCCTTCAAAAGTGATTTTTATATTATCGTTTGGATTAAAGAATAGTCTAGACACCATATATTGGTCTACCATTCTTGATTTTGTAAATAGGCTTTTATTAAAGTCAACAGCATTAGTGTTTACTACTTTATCTATAAAGTAGTCAGGTTGAATCACTGACCACTCACTTGTAAATATAGGTAAGTCTGTAGATACTACATCTAAGATTTCGTTCATGTGCACCTCTCTACCTTTACGTTCAAATAGTATCCTATTAGGAAATGGATCGGTTACAGATCCAAATGAAGACTGTTGTCTTATGCTTAATTCTCCTGTAGATATATCTGATGCGTAGAAGATTCCACGTTCAAATGTTAAATCGTAGATATCCTTAAATTGTCTTGTAACAGAATCATATATCTGTGTGTCGTGTATTAATCTGATAGGTCCGAATTTCTTAGTAGTCATTGGGCTTGGATTAGATACTAACTCTAGTATGAAATCTGATTTTGGTTTATCGTAGTAAGTAGTATAATTACCTTTGTTGTGTTTGTAGATAGGATTAGAATCTACATTTTGCTTTATAGTTGAGAATACATCTGATTCAGAATTCCAAATATAATCTGGAAAGTATGAATGAAATGATACCCAAGACTCATGAGCTAAGCTGTATGATAGAGTCCAAGATTTATTTCTAAACAATCCATAACTCTTTGTAAGATTTTGAATTTTCTTATTATTAAAATATAATCCATCATCTCTTAAAGACCAATCCTTATGTGTAGGTGCTAACATTTCGTAATCTCTCTTATGTAGAATAAATCTTCTATGTCGAGTATCAAATGTAGCATTGTATCCAATACCTAAATCATTAGCAACTGTTGGAGATTTAAATGGATAATCTTTTCCATAGATAGATTTAATTTGTTCGTTAAGCTTTAAACCTAATTCATTCTCAAAGAAGTTTCTCATTCCATGAGTAGATATTTCTTTAAGACCTTCTTGTAGCATAAATATTTTACCTGATAGAGAATCTATAAATAGAGTTCCAAATTCAGATGGTACTGTTGCCCAAGGATCTACTGATCCACCATAAGCGTAATTAAGTGATACTAATCTTCTAGGCGGTACTGCAAAGATTTCTCCAGTTCCTATGTAAATAGTATTCTCATTGGTTTGTAATGATTGCTGTCTAGTAGGTACAAAGTATAAAGCCTTAGGTGTATGTGCATATAACTCATTCTTATCTACAAACAAATTGTTTATTGCTAAAGTATCTCCTGGCAAATCCGTAAAGTTGTAAGACAAAAAGATTTTATATTTATCTAGTACTTGATCTTGAAACGATTTTTCTGAGTATCTAATTCTGAATGGATACTTGTTATCACACTTAGCACAGTAATCATAATTTATAGGTAAAGAGAAAAATAAAGCTTCATCAGATACTCCTGAAAAATCTTGATTATATCCCCAAAATTCTTTGGTAGTATAAATGTCATTATCTTCATTCAGAATTTTAACATGCTTATAAAGATCGTCTACAGTAGCTTTCTTTAAATCTTTTTTAAAGTATTGGTCTTTCTTTTCTGATCCAGAATGTCTAAGGTCGACATTTATTTCAGATTCGTAGAATCCATTAACCCACACACCATTATTTCTAAGCTTATCTTCATCTGGATCTGTAAATGGAAATTTCCAAGTATAAGCCATCTTACCTATAAAGCAATCCCCAGAGAAACTATTGCGTAAAACACCTATAGGATCTAAAGGACTAGTAACAACTTTTGTTGTATACTTTGAATAAAAAGAATTTGTACTTCTATATTGTATACCAAATAAATTAGAATATGGGTCAACTTGTCTTTTTATTGAAACGTAGGATAAGTTATTCTTTGTACCCAAGTCATCTAATATGAGTCTATTGAATGTTAAAGACCTGATAAATGATCCTCTTGATATTAAAGGATCTTTAACATTAGATATAAATTGATAATTATTGAAATACGGGTTTTTTACTTTTTTAGTATTTAAGATTGTGTTAGAATTAAATGTAAAAGCATTCCCATCATTTGTATCAAAGTTATCACCGTCTTCACCTTTAATAGGTGTATAGTTACTTAAAAATGTAGACTGGTTTATAGCTCTAGATTTAAATTGATATATTGGTTGTGCAGCATCTGGAATCTTTGGATTATACATACTATAATCAAAAAACCTAACTTGATTACCATTTACAGAATCTCCAAAAACTTTATAACTACTTGCATTTAATATTGCTGACTGTATCTTATGATCAAATTCTAACTCATGTTTATAATAACTACCATTTAAAAACTCTGTATTAAACATTATTTTTGGAGAAACGAATGAAGCATATAACTCATGAACGGTATTAGTATAGGTATACCATGGAGCAAAAACAGCATCTCCATCTAGATTTGTATCATCAAATACCCCATTAGCTGAATATATATAACCTTTGTCTAAAACAGTTTTATTAGGTTCATCTCGAACACTTACAACAATTTCCCAATTAGTAAAATTATCTAAAATATCCTGAGGTAGAGATGCAAAGAATGCGTCTAACTGTGGTCTAAATCCTAAAGGATAGACTAATGTTTCTTCATCTTCAATTCTTTTATCTAATTTTGTCGCGCTATCATATGGTGCATTATAAACAGTGTTATCAGTTTCTATAGTCGTTTTATATAAATTAACTAAAGTTCTATCTGGAAATCTATGATGTCTTATTTTTCCTTCTGGAAATACTCGTTCACCACTACAATCTTTTATATCAGGATAGTCATTTATAGATTCATGATATGCCATAATACCAACGTTGCTACTTGATTTCTGTATTGCTGTATTGTACATTTTCCATCTTGGAATTGTAGATCCTGCAGGTCCTAAATGTCTAGCATCCCATTCATCTACTTGCGATGCATTATTGTTTGCTTGTGTTTTAGTATTTATAGTATTAGCTCTTTTTATAATTGTCAAAGGTTCTTTATCCCAAGAACCTACTGCAGTTGGTGCTATAGTTACTTTATTTCTATAGTGAGGATTAGAGTTTCCTAAATTAATTAATTGTTGACCATCTAAGGTAGTGTTTAATATTTCTTTTCTACCTGGAATATGAAATACTGGAGTTGACCATCCTTTTTTATGAAAACCTCTTATACCAAATGCGTATACCTCATCTGCCATAAATGTTCTATAATTTGTATATACATAAGGTGATTTTCCTGATCCGCTTTCCTCACTAAGATCTTCCCATTTATTCTCTCCTTTTACCCATTCTATTGTAATCTTATTAGCAGCTCTTTGTATATCTCCATATTTAAAATTCGGATTAGACAAATTTGCTAGAAATAATCTATTGTCTATTTGAGCATGTGCATCTACAATATCTATAATTCCAGGATCAACTGTTAAAGCTGTTACATCTGTAGCAATATCTGTATTTGTATTTGGACCAGTATACGTATACTCCTCTTCAGAAAAAGTTATAGTTTTTGGTGGTAGAATATATGCGACGGTTGATTTACCTGTTCCAGAAACTCTACCCAAAACAGCTATCTGATAATAATAAAATTTTAAATCTAAATTAGATAACTTTAATATTATCGATTTATTAGAGATTGGCACTCCTCCATCTTGTTCACTTTTAGCTGTTAGATTATATCCACCATCAACATTATAAAAATCAGCAGATATGTTTTCATCAACTATAGGAATACCTGCAGTTAATAACATCCAATTTGTAGGGTTTAAATCTTGATCTAAATATCTAATTCTAAATCTCCAAGTACCTAATGGTATTTGTCCTCCACCATCATTTATTTTAAATAATTCCATTCCTGGAATTTGTATAGGTCTTGATAATTCTAATTTAGTACAATCAAAGTTTTTATTATCATCATAATAGTCCTCTAGTTTATCTAGATTTATAGATCTATATGGATTAACCCCATCAGTAAAATAGACTATTCTTTCACAACCTCCTAGTATTCTAAATAAAGTTTTTATTCTATTATTAGTGTTAAAGTTTAAACATCCTGTTTGAACTAATGGTTTGTATTCACATTTAGCTTGATTGAATATTCCTATTTCAGAAACATTGTTTTCATCTGTTACACTAAAGATTGCAAAATCATCTCCATCTAATTGTTGTACACCTATAATTATAAAACCTGGAGTAACAGTAGTACACAGCAAAGTTCCTAACTCATTTGTAATAGTAGGATAGTCACCTACTGTAGACTCCAAAACCCCATTCAAAATGAACGAGGCTTTTCCTTCAGGCTGATACTTATGTTTAGTATCCATCGACATTCCCTTGGATGCCGTAGCTATGTGTGTATTATTTTGTTGATTAGGCATTTCTTACTCTTTCTTGACCATTCAGTCCTAAGAAGAACTTATCGTACTGATGAGCTCTAGGAACTAAACGGTTATGTTGTCTCTTATAGTTATCCAATTCATTGAGTGATGGGAGATTCATATCCCCTGCAGACTTAGCAGATAATGTTTGATACATAGCTAAATGATAATCTCTTTGTCTATCTGCAGACTGATCAGTACCGGCAGCTTTAAGTGATTTACTCATATAGTGTCTGTGTAAACAATAATGCATTATCGCATCTCTAAGATCTGGATGGTCTGGCATTAGTGCATCACCATCTTCGTTTTCAGGATAAGCCATGTATGATATTAATACTTTACCTTCTTTTAAAGAAGTTGTACATATCAATTGCTCATCTACTGTATACTCATGCTCACATGTAGGACACTCTGGTAGTCTGTAACCACAATGTATAGATAATGCAAATGGACTCGGGCTAAGTCTTAGCGGAGTCCATCTATTAAAACCTGCATTATACAAGTTTAGTAAAGCTGAATATGGTAGCGAAGATCCTTCAAACCCTGGTTGGTCTAATCCTAATATCTCTTTAACTTCTTCGTACAATTGTTCCGTTGTACAAACTTTATAAGCTATTTGGTGTAGATACTTTAAGTCTACAGGTAGAGGAAACTTATGTTCGTATACATCAATCAAAGCTACCTTTGTTGTGTATATCTTAGTTGATTTATTTTTTCTTAAAGCTCTGTATGCCCATTCAAGCATGTTGGCTTCATTCCATTCTTTTTGATCCATCATTGTAGAGATGTCATACAGTACAGATCTAATAGAAATATAAGGTGTTGCTTCCATTATGTTTCGTAGTATTGGTATTTATATATTGTATTATGGTTCTTTATAGCTTTAGCTAAATCTGCTCTAATTAATCTATTAGATTTAAATAGAAATAAATGTTTAAACCATCTATTGTGGTATCTTTTAGAAGACTTGTTCCAGTAAAATCTAGCATAGTATCTTTCTGAATGTTTGTTGTAATGCTTCTTACGTTCTCCTGTAGTTTTAAAATGATGGAAATCAATTTTGTAACCTTTAGATGCTTTACGTATTACAGAGAATGTTCCTAAGAAGAATGGTAATAAAATAGTAAAACCGGTATATATGACATAGTTCATAAAATACCAGTTAAACTGTGTTATAACTTTTTTATATTCTTCATAAGTTATTTCAGATTCTGGATATTCTTTGATGTAATTTTCGTATACATCTTTTTGAGTTAGTTGAGGATGAACTTTTTTATGCGCTATTCTATTCCATTCAACTATTTCAGATCTAGTTTTCTTTGTCTTGTCCAGCATCTACACTCTTAGCATTATTTAAATTGTCTTCAGGCATTCTATATTGATTCTGCAATTCTTGTACTACAAGTAATCTCATAGGTCTAGCTAACTCAGAGTCAATTGGGAAGTCATCATTTAGAGGATCATAACAAGGTTCATCTGGATTATTCGAATTACATCCACAAAATTCTTTAACTATTTCTGGATCATCCCATATAGCAGATAACAAAACCATCTTAAGTTTTGTATCATTCATCACATATATGTGTTGGTTCTCTATAAAATAAGCTAACTTAGGTTTCTTATTAGAGTCTGAGAACTTAGCTAAATCGTTTTGAGTAAGTGAACTCATATCTAATACTCTACCAGATGCTGTAAGAACAGTTAATGAGCTACCCCATTTGGATACTAATTCTCTAGGTATGTGACATTTAGATTTTAGAATTTTACATCCTACAGATGCTGGTAAACAATCACATTCATGATAGGTTGTTAGTTCTAGAGGTACACATATTGTCTGGTAAGACAATGGTGATACTTCTCTATATTTGTTTATCTTTTCTTTTAGCAGTTGGGATCTTGCTCCTTTAAGCAAGAATGCAATAAATCTTTCAGATAACCTAGAGTCATCTGAAGCCAAACCTCTTTCTAAAAGGTTCTTTACTGCATAAATATGTTCTTTTAAAGTTGCCATAATTTGTAAAATTACGTATTTTATTTTAAATTCTATAATATTAAAACCGTTAGTGTAGTAAATAAATAGGGCTGCAGTGTTCTACTACAACCCTAACCTTTCTTAAACTATTGAATAGTCATAGCTATGTACAATTATTACAGTCCACGCCACAAGGGGAACCACCACCACAACTACAATCTCCAGTATTAGATATACCAATTATTCCTGCATTTTCACTATAGCATATATGCCTACAAACAGTACAACCACCACACTGCAATTTTACACTTGCACACAATTGAGTATTTCCACTATCTGCAGCAAAGACTCTAGTACTTGAGGATACGTTAGTATCAAACGAACCATTTGACCACGTAAAAGTATTTGGAGACGCACAAGAAGTAGTAGCAGTTAAAATAATAGATTTACATGTATTTTGCCAGAAAGATCCATTAAATATAAATTGTCCAGCAGGCGTACTTGTAACATTAGTAATTGTCCAATTATTAAAAGATTGAAAACTTAATTTATTAAAGTCGCAACCTACAGCACTTAATAGATTACCAAATGTAACAGATAAATTATATGTTCCAGGACTTGCACAAAAACCAGGTATAGATGAAAACGATAAGGTAGCTGCAGATGATGCAAACAATTGTGCTGGTGACATTGTTGAATATACACAGGCTCCTAATGGTTTCCATTTGCATATATTTCCAATCTTAGCTCCAATCCAAACATCATTTGGAGAATTACATAATGGCGAACTACAACAACTTCCAGGTTCGGTATTTTTAATTCCAAATCTAATTTGTAATGTATTTCCTAAACTACTTACTGTTAAATTATAATGTATTCCATTTACAGGAGTAAACCCAAGGTATCCAGTAAACGCTGCTGCAATTCTAAGTGGAATTGCACAGGTATAAAAAGTAACTAAATCTGCCATTGTACTCCAAGGTCCTAATTTACTAAATCCTGGGCATGATCCAATAGAACCAAAATTGTTAACTTGTTCTGTATGTAATGTGATATTACCTCCTTCACATCTAGCTACAGTTAATTCTAAATAATCAATATCTGGACATTCTTGAAAATCTGAAACGAGATTTAAATCCCAACCAGTTTTTCCATTTACAGGAACACTTGGATTTGAACTTGTTATTTGTGTGCTAGATCCCCAACAAGAATTATTTACACGTAACATTGCACTAATATTAGCATTACCTGAACAACAAATAGGACTAGCTGTTCCTCCAGTTAGCTCTATAGTATCCGTACATGATTGTGAAGTTCCTGATAAGGCTAAGTCTAGATTAGATATAGTTACAGTTGCAGTACTTGTACATGGATTACAACACGTAGGAGATAATGCTGTCACATCATAAGTAAATACATAAGTACCAGCCATTGAAAATGTAGCACATATATTTAATCCTGTACCAATAATAGTACCTACAGCTTTTGTCATAATAGGAGCTGTGCAGTTGGTTCCAGATACGGGACATACTCCAACACTTACACTAACAGGTCCTAATGTGTATGTCCAAGTACCTCCTGGTGACGGAGTTCCATTGAGTAATGATGCTAGACAATAACTAACCATATTATATGCATGTTGTCACTTCACCATCTTCTCCTGCAGATGATCCAGCTATAATATCTATTTCTAATGTGTATTCTTCTATACAATCAGCACAAGTACCAGCTCCATCAATATCTACTGTGTATTTTGCAATATATGTTTGTCCTCCAGTAACTTCTGCATCTGAAGGATTAAAAGTTCCTGCACCTAAATTAAAAGCGTCTGGATTTCCATTATCTTGAATAATAGTCCAAGTACCACCATTAGGTGCAGTAGCACCGCATCCAGTAAGTTTTGATTGCATGCTAAAAACTGCAGTTCCATCGCAAACATCATAATTGGTTGTTCCATTCTCTGATGTATATAATGTCCACACAATGTCAGCAGTTGGTGGATTGTTGCATAAACTTGCAGGTGGAGTATATGTAAAAGTATAGACCCAAGATGTATTACAAGTTGCAGGATTGTTTGAATATGGTGCAGTTCCTATTGGTTTCCACCATAAATTATGGTCTGTTGACCCTCCATTAGGGTTCAACACTGGTGATGGTAAAGAAGCTACATCAACATCGTAGTAAGTGCCTGCTGGGGAACCTTCTGCCATATTAAGTTTCACACTAGATGGTGCACCAGAGCCTGTTATACTTTTCAATGTCCAAGTACCTCCTGGTGTAGGAGTACCTGTTAGTAGCGTAAATAGATTGTTTTCACAAGACATTTTATTTAATTTTTAAATTTTATTAGTTAGAATAATATATGAGATACTGTTGTACATTTAGCACCTGTGTTAGTATTACCAGCAGCATCTATCCCGTCATAAGATATTACAAAATACTCTAGTTCTGCTTCTGTACTTAACATATAAGACGATGATAAATATGAAGCTTGATTACCCCATAGATTATAATTTTTAGTTGCACCTGTTGCATAATAATTATAAGGTATATATCCATCTGTATCATAAGGGAAAGTCCAAGTTGGAGGTAAACTTTCTAGAACATTTTTTAAATCGTCTTCTGTTGTAAAAGATATTGAAAGTCCAGTAACTGCTGGAAGTCCTACCTGTTTATATTCTCTTAATTTTTTAGATCCATTATAAGGAAAACAAGAATCTATTTGACTATACCAAGAATACAAATGATTTAAAGGTGGCGTCGTATGGTATTCACAAGCGGAACAGCTACCTGGACTACAAGAAGAACAATCATTAGGTATACACGGATTTCCGTCATGTGGTCCAGTAGACCAACTTCCTGCATAAGGTTCCCAATTTCCTGCATTATTTGCGGTTTGTTGATCATTATCTATATGAGAGGTATCTTCAAAACTAAAGATCTTCACTGTTTTAATTATATCTGCATCAAATCCGGATTCTAACACTGGGCTTAGACTTCTAGCTTTCATTTTAACTGTGACTTCTTTAGCATTTAAAGATTGAGTACCTCCTTTAAATGGATCACTATATTTATTAACATTATTAGTTGCCCATGCCCATGCATGTTTATTAAATTTAATAGTTTGGCCAGTTACTAGAGTAGTTTTATTTAAAACACCAGGGGTTAAAAATTGAGAGAAGTAATTGGTTCCAGTTAACCATTGATCATCTGTACCAGATTTTACTCCAGCTAATGTAGTATAATCTTGTCCTATAATTAAAGTGGCGGAAGCTATTTCTGTCCCTGAAACAATTATTTCTACATCTAATTCATCACCATTTTCCAATGGCTCATGGTCATTTTTGTAAGCTTTAAATATAATATCAAACTTGCCATCAGAATATACTCCATTGACTTCAACATCATTAGTTATAGTTTCTGGTAGTGCACAAGTTATGATAGAATTACCCGTTCCTGCTGGACCATTCTCTGCTATATTAAGAGTAACAGTAGCCTCACAAGAAAGTCCATCGTAGTTAAAGATTTTATACTTTATAGTATCTACTCCTTCATAGTCATTAAATGGAGTATAATAAATATCACCATTTAAAACATATGCTGTACCATGAGTAGGTATTTCAGATATAACTAATGTATCTAATTTTAGATTTGGTCCTAAATCATTAGCTAATACATTTAAAGGATGATTAATTGCATTTTGAGATACGTAGTAGCAGTCATCTGTACAAGCTGGCGGAGCTGGACATAGTCTAGCTATCTGAATAGTCTTGATACCTGAATAATTTCCTAATGCATCTTTAATACCCCATCTAATCAAATCTGCAATCTCTGTAGATCCATTAGCTGTATATGTTATAGTGTGATTACCTGCATTGTACTCGACTGTAGCTGGTAGTTTTGGAGCTCCAGGTAATATGTCAAATGTAGTCCAGTCGATTGAGTTTTCAGAACAACAATCAGGTGATTTAATTAAATCTTCTAAGTTAATAGTAAACACTGTATCACAATTAGTGATACATAAGTTATTAACTATTAGTGGGCAGCCTGTAATATTATCTCCACAGATAGCTTCATAGATTGTGATGTAAGCTTCATTAGATATAGCTCCTTTGCAATCTAGAACAGTAAATGGAATGTTAAGAAATCCGTTTTTAAATAGAGTCTTCTTAATACCATAGAATGTTACTGCTGTAGGATTAGTAGATAATTTATATTGTATAGATGTATCTGGTAAAGCAAATGAGATTGTACTCCAATCTGGTTCACAACCAGGTGCATATGACTGAGCAGATAGTAGGATTGGTCCTGCTTGTACTGCTTTGTTTAATAAGTTACCTTTTATATCGTACTTAGCAAATCCTGAAGGTGTTTCATTTCCTTCTTCTATACATGAAGATTCTGATACTATATTAGATAGTAAGACTCCTGATAAAGGAAATCTAGATGTTACTGAATCTTTGCAACCATTGTAATCCGTTACTACACAAGTAATATCAAAGAAAGTAGGCTTAGGGCCATAGTTTAATGGTGTAATATGTATAGATTGATAATCTTTACCTTGAGCTGAAACAGTGGATATAGCAAATAAACCATCTGGTTTAATACTCCAGTCGAAGTTATAGTTTCCATCTCCTCCTGATGCTGTTACACTAAAATCAAATTCATTTGGACCTTGTCCAATGTTAGTAATTGATAAGTTATTGCATGGATTAGTTGGATAAAATGTATGGTTAGTTTGACAACCATTGGCGTCTATTAGAGATAAAGTAATTAAATCTACTCCGAATTGAAAGCAAGTCAAGTCTGAAACAAAGATATCTGTTACAAAACTTGATCCAGATCCTACTGTTCCAGAAGGTTTATCAAAATACACACAAGAATTAGGACTTGACCATTGGTAGGTAAAGGGTCCAACACCTGATGTTGGTTTATATGAATGTGATGATATCTTTATCATGTTATGTTATTATTAAGTTTATTCCGTCGCAGTTATTGGAAGAATCAGTTACTTGCAAAGTCAGATTACAATTAATTGTTTTATCCGAACATATTGTAATAGAGTCACAGCCATAGTTCGATTTACGGATAATGTCTTCTATATTACAATTAGATACACAATTGTCTTTTCTTTGGTACATCCAATAATCTCTATAAGCAGCATATGCTGTAGCCTCTGTATACAAAGGATTACAATCCATACCATAATGCTTATTGATTACATGGTTATACAACAACTCTACTGGAGTACATCTTAGCTTATTTAGATTTATTACAGCCACAATCTTCTATTTTTATAAATTTGCTCATATCAATTGATGTTTCATTACCTGTAATGATTCCATTCAACTCATTGAATAGAGTACATGCTTTAACACATTCACATGTATCGCATGTTACAGCTAACTTAATTACATCATAGTAAAGTACCATAGAAGAGGTAGACCTGTCTTTAGCAAACTCATCGTATATTCTACATTCAGTATCACATGATACAAAAGTAGATGCATATTCGATTACATTTGTAGTAGTGTTAGCTGGTACGTATGTTAGCTTTCCGCAATAAATACCATCGCATACTTTATCCTCATCTGTTGTAATTTCATAATAAGTTCCTACAGTTGTATAGTCAAATTCAACTACAACTTTTTCACCACAATTAACAGTATATTCTAAAGTTAAAGTTCCAGAGTTAGCGTTGTTAAATGTGGTAAATAAATCCGACGTAAATCGTACTGCTGAGCAGGGTTGATCTACTGTTTGTACTACACTCGCTATCATTATATTGTTAATAAAGTTACTGATAATCCTTTAACATTTGTACCATCTCCTGATGTTATTGTTACCATACAATAATATTGTTCATCAATATTTAAAGGTAAAGATATACTTTCCTGCGACATAGTCCCATAAGTATTAGGTAAAGTAGACATATCAATAGATTTAGCATATAGATTTGATCCAGAGCTAGCTTCTATTATTCTAATTCCTAATGTTCCTGAACTATTTGCATATAGACGAGCACTTATAATAACTTCTACTGCAGTCATTTTATCTCCATTAGCTCCTGTGGCTAAAGCTCCTGTGGCGTAGTCATTTATTACGGCTCTATAATTAGCATCCCCAAAATTAAATACAGTTCTTTGTAGTGGATATGTGTAACGTAGTTCATCATTTAGTGTAGGCACTTTAGAAGGCACCATATAATTTAATACGTCTACACCTTGTCCAGATTGATAATTAGTTGGTATAACAAGTTTTGCCCATGGATATGCTCCATTTACTTGTGAATAAAGTTCAAAAAAGATGTTGTTATTATCTATACGATTTTCAATTTCCATAATAGCACGTACATCTTCTATACCAGATCCTGTACTAGACACTGCTATATTTGCAATACTTACATCACCATCTTTATATATTTGTGCATTTAAACCAGCTGACTTCAAAACTCCTACACCAGTATTAACAATTTGAGATCTTGTGTCTAAATCTACTGTTCCTACTGGTTTTCCTATGGTTTGAGTAAAAGCATTACTTGTCCATAATGTAGTAGTAAATGGTGTTGAGGTAGAGCTAAATGTTAACGTCTTATCAGTACTAAAAGATAGCGTTCTATTATCTGTTAGTGTGCCATCGGCATTGTAGATGTTATCATTCATACCACTTCCCGTACCTCCTAATAACATTAGTGCGTCTTGTAACCACTTGTACATATTAATAGAACCATTAGGATTATGTAATCCTGCACCAGAGTTAGCGTCATTGTTAGGTTTTAGTCTATTTAAATTTAATGCAAACCAAACATTCTCGATTTGCTGTTGAGTATATGTTGGCATTATTTATTCTTTTTATGTTTTTTATTTGAAAAGAATGATTTCTTTTCTTTCTTAATTTCAACAGGCTCCTCTATTACAGACTTAACAGGAGCTGCAACAGATTTTTCTATTGCAGATTCCGTAAGTTTTAATTTATCAGCAGCTTGTTTAACTAGCATTTTCTTGTAGATCTTTGGTTTATGATCTGCAAATTGAATAATGTGATCTAATTGTTCATCACCTTTCTCGCGTAAGAGATTCAGCAATGCAGCTTTACTTGTCATTTTCTTTGACTTTATTATTTATATTTTTTGTAGAACTTATCATATTACTTAAGTGTTGAAGATTGAATGTCAACAAAGATAACATAGGTTTTACAAAATATTTAGAAAATTTTGATTTTGGACTAATTGCATACATATTCTCCATAGTAGATGTTATCTCTATAAAGATAATAAATGATACTAAGAAATTATTAAAGTAGTCTAACACCTCAGGATTTAGCCCATTAGCATGGTGTTTAGCCATAGAAGTTAAAATAACTCCAATTATTAATGCTCCTCCATACTGTATAACCTTCCCTAAAGTATTTCTATATCCTTCAGAAGTTCTTGTTTCGTCATCTACAATTGCTCTAGTTATACCTGTTATAAGATCTACCACAAGAGCTACACACATCCATGCTATAAGAACACCACTTGGTAGTATAATTACACCAAAAAATGGTAGTATTAATTGTGCTAATGTTATTTTCATTATATGATATTTAATATCCTGCATTGACTGTTATAGTACCTCCTACTTGAGTTACAGAAGCTCCTACTGCTTTATTAGCTGCTGAACCTGGTAGTACAGATATACTGTAAGCACCTGCTGCTGTAATTGATTCTGTATGTCCTGTTTTAAGTAATCCTTGTAGCTTTACGTTAGCTGCTGTAAGACCTAATTTAATAGCTCCTTTAGTAGTATCCTTTGTTTCAAAAGTTCCTCTTAGGATACAATTAGCATTAGTTTGAATATCAACAACTTGATATTTATCTGTCAAGTAATTCCCTTCAATTATTATCTTAGAATTTGCATCAGTTGTAGCTGCAATAACTATCATAGCCGCAGTAGATGGGAATCTTGTAACTTCTTTTCTCCAACAATTAGCTACCTTAATAGTCAAAGTGCTGTTTACCATAGTAGGTGCTATATTTAAAGCAATATCCATTACATCAGCTTGATCAACAATTATTGTAACATTAGTGTTAGTCCAAGTACCTCCTATAGATGCAATAGCTCCTTTATTATTATCACCTCCTACTATAGAATAAGGTAAATATTGTTTTAATTTTCCAAGATTGTAATGAACAGATACATTATTCAAAGTTCCTAGTGGAACAAACATTGTTGTCCAACCATTTACAAGAGCGTTCTTTACATTCACATTATACTCTCTGTTGTAACTAGAGCCATTTAAATAAAGAAATCCATTATTATTATAACCTGATGCAGCGCTAAATGTAGAATCTGTTTTAAAATCATCTACAGAAAGATTAAAGAATGTTCCTTTTGCAGATGTAGATGCGATAGTACTTCCTGTAAATGTACCTCCACCGCCGTCAATCCATTGATTGATTCTTAAGTCTCTACTCATACTATCTTCTACTGAGAAAGTATATCCACTCCAAGCTGTTTTTGCAACTCTATCAATATATACAGTTTTGCCTTTAAAGTTAGCATTGTTATTAGTTGGTGTTGTAGTTAATCTACCATAGTGTACTGTACCAGTATCCAATGATGTTATACCAGAATATAATGCTGTAGAAGGCGGATCGACTTTATAGAAGTTACCTGTAGAACCTAGTGCTGAAGTGATTGCTGTCTGTACAGCTTGAGAAGAAGGTATCGATGTATTCTTAGTAGATAAAGTTGTTTTATCTATTGCAGTTACTTTGTTACCTTTAATAGAATACCCACCATCCATCTTAAGTACGGCATTTGGTAGAGGTTCTACGTGTTGTGCAAATACATCTGAGAAAGGTATTGCAAATATAATTGTAAGTATTATTAGTAATTGTTTCATTGTTTAATTAGATTTTGTGAATATGTTAATTATCGGTGTTAAGACTTTTTGAAGCCATTTAGGCATCTTAGTAGAGTTTAAGAAATTAATACGAAATACAAAAATTGCACAATAAGCTACAAAGTTAAGTATTGTTTTAAGATCTAGATGTGTTATAGTATCTCCAAATCTAACTTGAAAATCTTCTGGTACACAGAATATACCTAGTCCGCATAGGGTATTAAGTACTGCCATTACTGCAGAAGTTAATAAGATTTTAGATAATACAGTTCCTGTTGGTGTTTCTGTAGGAAGAACAGGTACTTCTTGTTTAACCATTT